CCTCACGCACACCATTTTACACCCTTTTTAACGCAAACCGGATTTCGACCACAAAACCAGAAATCGGTTACACGCAGGGGGCAAGCCCCCCGCACCCCCCACTGACAGAAGACAGGGAAAAAAAGAATTAGTGATACTAAAAAACACTTTGTGTTATACGACAAGTTACAAACATATTCATATAAAATCTACCTAGACTAATGATGTATACATAATTTAAACAAAATAAAATTAAAGACAATATGTCTATTTATTTATGGATTATTCAATACAAGTAAACAGTTTGGATTTTTCTTATGAGAAAAAAGAAATTTTTAAAGATCTATCATTATCTTTTGAAAAAGGAGGTTGTTATTTGGTCGTAGGATTAAATGGTTGTGGTAAATCAACCCTTTTAAAAATGTTGGCTGGTAAAACAATCTCTCCATATAAAAGTATACAAGTATTAAACAAGGACCCTTTTCGAGATACTATTTTAAATAATTATATATCCTTTTTAAATAATGAATGGGGAACACGAACAGTTGCCTATTCCGGCTACAATATGCCTTTGCAATCGGCTTTATCCGTAAAAGAAATGATGGTAAAATTAAAGGAACAATATCCAGAAAGAAATAAGGAATTACTCGAAATATTGAGTATTAATCCCGAATGGAAGTTAAATGAAGTCAGCGAAGGTCAGAGAAAGCGTGTTCAATTGTATTTGGGTCTAATAAAACCTTTTCAAATATGTTTACTCGATGAAATTACTGTCAACTTGGATATTATTATTAAAGACCGGTTTATGAAATATTTGAAAAAAGAAAGTATAGAAAATAACGCTACTATTTTATATGTCACACATATTTTTGATGGCTTGGACGAATGGTGCACCCATTTATTATATTTAAAACAAGGTGGTAAAATAGGATATTTTGATAAAAAACCATCATCGCCTATTTATTATTATTTATTAGACTTGTTAAAACAAGAACCACATTCTAAGAACGAAGAAGCGGAACAAAAAATAAAAGAATGTAGTAAAAATGCCGGAGGATACACACATGGTGTTTTACCAGAATATTATGGTAAAAAATAACAACTGCCGGATAAAAAACGTTATTTATTGCATTACAAGGTATAAAAGATTAAACTAAAACAAATCCTCATCGGAATATATATCATCATAATCTTCTTGATATAAATCATCTGCGGTTATATTGACAAAATCATTTATATCAGCATTAAATGTGTCCATTTTCTCATGTATATCATCTAATTCATTTCTAGGAAACATTGTATAAAACATTCTCATATCATGATGTTTAATATCATTTTCTATTTCAATTAATTTGTTAACGAACTTAGAATATGAACGTCTCATTTTACAAATAAGTTTTTTTGCACGTGTCTCTTCTCTATGCATTTTTACTATAGAAGGGTGTTTCTTACCGACATATCGTCGTTTTCTTGGCGCTGGGGGAGGTGAACAACTAACTAGATTAGATGGTGTCGGTGGGGGAGTCATGAAATCAGGATGTATTAACGATAATTTACTATCATTATCCGTAGATACAATCTCTTGTTTGTTACGAAGCATAGCTCTAGTTGCAACTGGCATTTTAAATAAAGAATATATTAAAGTTAATCTATACAAAATATGAATGGCAAAGATATTATTCAATTTATAGTCTGGTTATATTTCTTCACTAAAAAAGGGGTTAGTTAGTTAAGTTACAAATCAAATTAATTACTCTACCTTAGCAAGTATCTCTTTCACCATCTTGGTGGTCGGCTGGGAATTCATCGCAATAACGTCCAATCTCTCATATGCGCATTGCAAGATGTTAACATTACGGTTGGAAATATATCTTCCAACAAGCGGGATTGATGCAAACGTGTATAGTTGTTTGCATTCATCAAATAGGGTGGAAAACTTCTTTAGTTCATCTTCATCAAACTCCTCCAAAACATCATCTTCGGTCCATCTCATAATACTCTGAAAACAATCATAAACTTCATCTTCAAACTGGTCAATCTCTTCTCCATTCAAGTTCCATCCTTCCTCAACGTCTACATAGTGTGACCTATAGTATTCGCTGGTTACAATAGGGAGCTGATTAGTGATAGGAGTGCACATCATATTATTTAACTTAGTTAGTTACGATAATTATCTTTTTGCCACTAGCCAGCACCTAGAGAAGGCTTTCAATTTATTGGCTAACATATCATACGTTCAATATATGTTACAAGAACGTATAATATTTTTATCGATAACTGTCAATTTCTTCGCTAATTGTTTCGATATACATAGAATAATCTGGTTCGTCTGAAAATCCTACGTTACGTATACACTCTAGTATGCCAATTCCCACTGCACTATTTTGTGAAAAATAATCTTTAGCTTGCGACTTCATATTTTTAATCATATTTATATTAGAGCAACCTATCCAAGGAATGCGTTTTCTAAGAAGAAAGAGATATACATAACACAGCGATTCTATATCATCTCTACGTGATGGATTGATGCCATTATGTATATTCATAGAAATATATGATGGACTACCAATAATAGTCTGGTCAGTTCGTTTATCGATATGACTTCCATATACGCAAACAAAACTAGTGCTAAGGCCAAAATCAACTAAACGACATACGCCTTCATTATCTACTAATATATTTGCGGGTTTAATATCTCTATGCATGATGCCCATTCTATGAATATTCTCTAATGCAGTTATACACTGGCGAAAAATATCAAGACATACAAGATGATTATTAATTGTAACTTTATCTAGAGCAGTTCCTCCATATGGAAGCACCATACATCGAACATTATCAACAACACCGTACCATTTTAATAGAAGCATTCCATTTACATTTCTTAAACGCATATACATTGACGCTTCGTGTTTCAATAATCCAACTTCTCTATCAGCAGGTTCAGTCTTAATAATAACAGGTTCATCTCTACGAACATCTCTTGCATTATATATTTCAGAAAAGGCTCCACAACCAAGTTTATCTATAATTTCATATTTATCTACTAGTATTCCCTTTTCAAAAGTTTCATTATATTCACGGAAATCGGTCATTATATTTATTTATACTACGATAAAACTAAACATATATCTTTATACTCATTGCAATGTATCTATAAAGTTTGAATAGCACAAGAAGTATATTTAATAAATACACATATTTTTAACGAAGCGTTCTTCGTCTATTTTTTTTTGTCTTTTTTATCCTCCTATTTTTTTTAGTTTTACGCTTTTGTCGTAACTTTTTAGATTTCTTTCCACCGCGACTAACAGTATTCGTATCAAGTGTTCCTAACGGTTTTCTATCTTTCTGTTTTTGTTTAATATAAGGATTTTTCTGTTTATTTACATATAACTTATTGTTCTGGGATAATATAGTGTTTATCATATCATTTGGAAGTTTGGATAAACTTGATTTATTGTCAATAGCACCCTTCATAATTAACGACTCCTCCTGCCATCTTTTCTGTAACTCTGGCGACAAAATATATATTCCATCTTTAGATTTCGCATCATTACTCCAAAGGTCTTCTTCGACTTCAAACCTTTCTCCTTTATCGTTAAAATATATAATTACTAGATTATTTCGGTATGAATGTGTTCCTGTTATCTTTACAGGTCTAATTACTTCAGGAATATCCTTATTATTAACATGAAACGATGGCATGTATTTAAAACCAGTAATATAAGGAGTATTTTCATCTATATTGTTAAGTTGTGTCATCATTTGTTGAAAATTAACTTTGGTATAATATCCTGAAGTTAATAAAAAACTTGACGTCATTGGTTGAGGTATTTTATCCATTATATTCTATACTATATAATTTTATAATAAATTGATTATTGCTGTTCGGAAATCATATCTGATACAGAATATAAAAGTAGTTTATATAATTTATTATGGTAGTTCAACTAACTAATGAAACTTATACACCTGAAGGAACCTCAGAATATAAAAAATATTTTGATAAGTTTTCATTTCCTTTAAGTGCGTTTCAAAAGTTTGCAATTGAAGCAATTGTAACAGGTAATCACACTCTAAGTTGTGTTCCCACAGGTTCAGGTAAAACTCTTCCAGCCCTTTTCGCAATCGACTTCTTTACTTCGCAAGAACCAAAAAAAAAGGTTATTTATACCTCACCAATTAAAGCCTTATCAAATCAAAAATACTATGAGTTCACACAAAAGTTCCCTCATTTGAGTATCGGACTTTTAACTGGAGATATAAAAATTAATCCTGAAGCAGATGTCTTGATTATGACTGCAGAAATATTACAAAACACACTCTACAAAAAAACTCAATTATCTGAACAACATGGTAATGTAAATCCTCTTCTTATGTTTGACATTGATTTTGATAATGAACTTGCGTGTGTTATCCAAGATGAAGTTCATATGATAAACGATGCAGATAGAGGTCATGTCTGGGAAAATACTATTTTGATGCTCCCCCGTCATATTCAAATGGTAATGTTATCCGCCACACTTGACGACCCAACAAAGTTTGCACGGTGGATTGAGACCCGCGGAGATGATATAACAAGCACTAGTGACAACAAACAAGTATATTTGGCTACTTCATCATACAGACCCGTTCCATTAACACATTACTCATTTATTACAGCTCCAAGTGCGTTATTTAAATGTGTTCGTGATAAAAGCGAACAAGAACGTATCCGTCGCCAATTAAATACCCCTCATGTAATCCAAGACGCAAAGGGTAAGTTTGACGAAGTAAAGTATCACGAGTTAAAGAAAATAATCGGCATTATCAACGACAATAAAGTTTTCGTGAAAAGGTCCTTTATTCTAAACGAAGTATGCAAATATATGTTTGAAAACTCGATGCTTCCAGCAGTATGTTTTATCTTATCCAAGAGACAAATCGCAGAGGCAGCCAAGGAAGTCTCTGTTCCTCTTCTAGAAGATGACAGTAAAGTTCCCTATACAGTAGCCAGAGAATGCGAACAATTACTCCGCTCAAAAATCCCTAACTACCAAGAATATCTTACCTTACCTGAGTATGTAGAAATGGTAAAACTACTTGAAAAAGGGATTGCAATCCATCACAGCGGAGTTATGCCAATCATTCGAGAAATTGTAGAAATGATGTTTGAGAAAGGTTATGTCAAATTATTGTTTGCAACCGAGACATTCAGTGTCGGTTTAAATATGCCTATCAAGACAGTCCTCTTTACAGATGTAAAAAAATTTGACGGGAACTTGCGTCGTATGTTACTTTCACATGAGTTTGTTCAAGCATCAGGACGCGCAGGAAGGCGAGGTATCGACACAGTTGGTAATGTTATTCACCTAACAAATCTATTTCGCGACATCGATTTAACTAATTACCGAACGATGATGCATGGTAAACCACAGACACTTGTTAGCAAGTTTCGTGTATCATACAATCTTGTATTTAATCTAATTGCATCTAGTCTACAGTCATCAACTGAAGCAACGGGTCAAACAAAATGTCTAGAGTTTTGTAATAAATCTATGATACAACACGAGATTTCAAGTCAAGTGTCTGAATATAATAAACGCATTGAACACGAAAAAAATGAGTTACAGCGAACTAACACTGCCTTGCAAAGTATACGAACACCAGTAGACATAATTACAACGTATGGAGAACTAAAAGAAAAACTTAACACATCTAAGAACAAAGTAAGAAAACAATTAGAACGAGATATTAAAAACATAGAAGATACTCACAGATACTTAAAAACAGATATGACAACAGTGTTTCGTTTAAAAGAACGCGAAACTTTAATCGAGACATTAGAAAGAGATAGTGTAAATACATCACAGTTCCTTCAACAAACAACACAAATACTCATTGACAAGTTTTACGAAGAAAACTTTATTCAAGATATTACCGATAATACAAATCAACTTGTAACCAAGAAAGGCGTCTACGCTACAAACATACGAGAAGTTCCGTGTATGGTATTTTCCGAAGTCATCATGACAGATAGTTTCAGACAATTAAATACCGAAGAGTTTATTGCATTGGCAAGCTGTTTCACAGGAATAAAGGTTCCTGAAGACAATCGTCAAATAATGCCCCCTTCAGATATTCCCGAACATCTGAAAGTATGTATTCAAGATGCAGTAAGATATTCCGAACATTATATGGATTTTGAAAACCTACATAAGATATCAACAGGAACCGAATACGAACTAACATACGATATTATACACTACGTTATGAAATGGTGTAACGCATCATCACAAGAAGAATGCAAACTTGTTCTTCAAGATCTAGAGAACAATGAAATTATTTCAACAGGCGAGTTTGTTAAGGCCTTAATTAAGATAACAAACATTGCCAGCGAGTTAGAACGCACGTGCGAGTTCGTCGGGGATATTGCTCTCAAAGAAATGTTATCAAAAGTTCCAACAATGGTTCTCAAATATATAGCAACTAACCAATCTTTATACGTGTAAATTATAATCAAATATATTTTATTTATAAATTGAAACATTTTTCAATATCTTTGATGAATAAACAATATGTATAAACATGCGTAGGTCAAATCACGTCAAAATGATAGATCGCATTGGATGCAAACGTAGATATACTTTTAACGTTACTATGTCCAATGATATCATCGGATTTAAAGAACAAAAAACTAGATGGGTTAGAGATGTAAAAAAATATACTTTTAAATATGAGAAAACAGGCGCTAGTGTGAAACAGCTAGCTCAAAATATACGTAAGATAATACTATATGTAATGCGAAAAACAGACATTATATTTAATATTGGAGACAATGACCGAACAGCAGGTTGTATGTATATGTATTCTAACAAATGGATAACAGATGCACGCAAAAATCTACTCCCAGTTGACCCACTCTATTATAATTTGTTTATATCTACTACCAAGAAATATCGTAGATTGTATAGACAGTACATCCTTTTCAAATATGTCACTGCAAAACAATATCTGTTATCACGTATTCCGTGGGACACTGTAGGTGTAGTACTATCCTTTCTATAACATGTAATTTCAAAAAACTAACTAACTCATATTTTTTAATATTTTCATGTGATATTTACACAATATCATACGAAATGTCTATGTAGTCATAGTTATTTTACATGGTTTAATGGTGGCGACGAGAACTCTTTCTTTTATTTTTTCTGGTCTTTCTTGTCTTTTTATTTTTCTTGTGGTTCTTTCTAGAGTTACGTGTCTTTTTTCCACCATGATGTGGCTGTGCATATAATTGTTTTGCCCGTTGTTGTGCTTTTTGTTGTGCTTTTCGTCTTCTAGCCATTGCGGTGAGTGACATTTGTGGCATTGGGATATTATACTATATACATTTATTTTATTTTCGTTGATGTTTGCGTTTTCTTTTTGAGTGTCTTTTTGAACGAGTTCTTCTCTTTTTTGTTTTCTTTTTACCACCTTTAGGTGGTTTATATGGTATTGGCGATATAGTTCGTATCTCTCTCTCTTCTGGTATTGGTGATATAGCATGTCGTTCCGCACCGTGTGGTCTTGATAACTGGTCATCTATTCGATCTGTCGCGGCTTCCATTTTGTCTAACGAACCATCATAAAATGCATTTGATAGGTTAGGGTAAGTATCAGCAGTCTTTTCTGATATACTAAGGTACTTCTGTGCTGTTGTTTTCTTTGAAAATGTTTTCTTTGGGGGCATTCCTCCCTTTCTCTTTTTTATGTTTCTTCTTGTTTTCTTACTACCACTTGTCTCTTCTTTCATAGGAGACATAACACGATGATCCAATATATATAATATGTAAAGAAAGTATAATTATTTGCAAAATAATATCCGTACACTACATAATTAAGCAGAAATGAAGCAGAGACAGAGTGATGCATCACAAAAATTTGATATTGCCGTTGGATTTTGCCTAGAGTTTTACCGTTCTATCATGGCAGCCTTCTTAATTATGTTTGTCCCTCAAAAGTGTGGAGTTGATGTCTGTCAGACCACCGAAAATATGTTGGCCGGCAAAAGTCAGTTATATGATGCAGCAGGTTCTATTAATATCGTAACATTTTTGGCATTTATGTTTTTGTATTACGTCGAGATTAGACGCGAAAATAAGATGATTGATTATCTTGAGATGAACCGTGAACTTCCAAAAGACAATGAAAGTGTCGGTGAAGCGCTTGTTAAACTTGACAAATCAAAACAAGATGAGTTACACGGCCTTGACCACGAGTATCGTTATGCTGGATATGTTGCTATGTTTATGTTTGTCACAAACACTGGTCTTTCATCAGTTCCCATTCTTCAACACACTCTTGATACCAAAACATATACTGTTCTTTTGACAAACGTATTATTTATTGCTTCTAAGTTACATGAAGTATATTCTATTGTAAATACCAAGGAACATGTTTTCTACTCTGCCTATCTTACAGAACGTCAACAATTCAATGACATAGACCCCGATGTTCTCACTCCTGCTGTTGCGGAGTCTGAAGAAGATAATCTAGTCTCCACTGAAAATGTCACCGTAGAAGAGACCAAGGAAGAAGTATAAATAATTTATGTTGGATTATATCGAAACCTTTCAAATCTAGCACTTAAATCTAACTCTAAATCACTGTCTCTAAACTCTTGAATAATACTATTTGTTTCCATTAAATCATTAAAATGTTCAAATGTTTTTTTACTACACCTTTCAAAACCCTTGTATGGTTGTGTATAACGATAATGTTGATATACATATTCAGGTTCAGGCTCAGGGTCATTTAGCGTAAGTTTAAACTCATCAGTTAAAATCTGTCTCAATTCCTGGACATTTATATTAAAAAACTCTCGCGAATTGTTTTCTCTCTGAGGAGAGAAATAAGAATGCAAACGCGACTCTAGACTTCGTCCATCTGGAGTTTTTATAATAAACTCAATTTTGAAAGGAGTTGGAACTCCAGTTGTATATAATTGCTGTGCTCGTAGTGTTGGTTTATTTGTAGTCCATCCAATTTTCACAAGATCATTACTAAAAGATTTATTTGACATACAATACACATATTCTATTTTATTATCATTCATGTATACATTATACACATAAATGTTTTAAGTACTAATAATATTTGAAATCTCACAAAAAGAGATCTCGCAAATAAATAATATACATTTCTCAAATGACAATATGTATATTATACACCGATAGTCTATTTATCAATCACCGTTTCGGCAGCTACCTTTTTTATAATTTTCTTCATGTTTTTCTCGTCTTCTTCGTCCGTCCCTCCACCAGAAGCTTCATTTACAATTTTCATGTAAGTGCGATGGGTTTCTGATGCAAAATCTTTATGTTGTGGATTTTTATCAGTCCACTTTGGTAACACTTTTAGATTATTATTCGCTACATATTTAATTGCGTTTGTTAATTTGTCCTTATTATTATCTCGTTGCCATTCATCATTGTCTTTCACATATACCGAATCTCGTTTTATATCTGTACAATGAATTGGTCTTTGTGTAATTTCCATACCTTTTAATCCATCAAGCATGAGTTTACTTATACCTTCTACGTAGCCCGACTTACCAGTGTTTTCTAAGTCTTCTATTTTATACTTTAATGAATTAACAAAATCCATCAAGTTCATCGCATCTTTACAGTCTTCATTGAGAAAAACCTGAAGATTAAAGTTGTTTGTTGAGTTTAATGTATTGTAGTTTGTTGTGTTACTGTTATTTGTTGTATTATTAATAGTTGTGGGTGTTTTTGTCTCCGTTAATAGTTTAATAAGTTGTGCGTTCTGTTCTACAACATTTTTTAAAAGGTCTGAACTTATTACATCATTTACTTTATTATCTAAGTTCTCAGTCGTAGATATTTTTACATCATCATAGTCACCAACATTCTTGTTTATATCTTCTGGTTTGTATTTACATCTATTTTCATGTTTGGTTTTCCCTCTGATAGAGGATAAAACTCTACTACAATAACGACATGTTAGTTGTTGTGTATCTACTTCTTCATCTGCTTGTATATGTGTTTCTTTTATCATATTAGCAGTTTTGATATGATGTTTTGCACTTACAATATGTTTCTCATATGATGATTTTCTATTTGTCCTATAGTTACAAACTTCACAAAAATATTCTTTCGGCATTTATATGAATAAATATAATATTTTTAAGTAGTTAAAAAGCAATGTTGATAGGGTGCATTTGTCACTAATTATCATTGTAGTATTATAAATTAATGTTGCATATTATCAGCATTAAGTATTGGTTTTCGAATACGTAATATAATATTATTTTGGAGGGTGTATACACAACCATATTACGGGTTAAAACCATTCCTAAATTGTTGCAAGTGACACCTATTTTTTAGAGATTTTTACAATATTTTACAATGGTGTTATTTGCACCCATTGTATATCCATTATGTCTCGATACTTACAATACAAATTGTATTAATAAAATCATTAATATATCGTCAGTGTCAATAAAATCGAGAAAGCCTCCAGAAAAAAAAAATGTCCAAAATGAAAACTCTGAATTTCGGAGAATGAAATTTTGGAAATTCAATTTTATGGTGTCGTCAGTGTGGGGCATTTTTTCAGGTCCACTGCATAAGAAAATATTTTTTTCTGTTTTTAAAAGTTCTTCATAATTCAAAAAGGACAAATTTCTAATAAAAAAATTGTCCAAAATGAAATATACAGAAACTTTGAAACAAAATTTTTGACCTGAAAAAATACCCCACACTGACCAACACTGAACATTATACACAAAAATACATTATAAACCATTATTCGTAACAATATTTCATTTATACCAAAACATCCAAAGTTTCAACATTCACAGATCACTGCACACATATCGTTTTTTTCTAGACAATATTTTATCTGAAGTCCGATAACATACCTAGCTATAAACTGTGCACTATTATTTATTGACTGATTAGAGTTAGCATCATTATCCTCGGAATTAAGTTTATTGTACTCTTCAAATACGCTGTCGAAATATCCCGAGAAAGCACTTATTATTTTTTCATTTTCTTCTAGTTTATCAAACTCGTTCATTACCTTCTCTGGTATCTTAGACTTAAGTTGTTCCAGAGTTTCAGTTAATTCATCATAATGCCAATCCTTGTATAAATTATAGTACACGTCGTTACCTTCTTCATACAGTAAGTCACCTTCCTCGTAATCATCATATTCTTCTTTAACAGCCAAAACGTGTTCCTCGTAGTTTTCGTAGCAATCTTCACAAAACTTGTCGTCTGTTCGAGCCGAGCATCCACATGCTTTCCATATATGTCCTATAGTGTATTCAATATCAACAAGATTACTAATATCACAACTATTCTGAACGCCAAACCAGAACTTTCCTTCAATATCTCCTCCGTAATATCGTCCCATGATTAATTGTAACGGGGTAATATAATTATTTGCATATAGCAGTAATTATATTAACATTTTCAATTTATTTTTTAGTAAGTCTGCTTCTCTTGTGTTTCTTTACGAGAGCACGAGACGTAGACAAGTATTTTTCATAGGCTTCTTCCAACTCACTATTTTTCTCACCCTGTTTCTTATTTTGTAAGTAACAGTAATATTTTGCAAAGATATTCTTAGGGTTCATAGTTTCAACGATTAAGTTGTTTACACACATGTAATCATGTTTCTCGTCTTTAAGTAGAACATTGTATAATACCTCACCATTGTATGGAACCTGACAAACTCTATTCATTAAGTCAGGAATACCAGACTCCTGTGCATTTATTTCTAAAGCACCTGCGCGAATATTTTGTTTATTAACAAAAATATTGTGATCAAATGTAACGTATGTATCTTGAGAAGGAACGTTAGGATACAAAGTATCCTTTTTAATCAAGATGAGAAAATCTTCAATACCAGTATTTTGTATAATAGTCTCAATCTTGTTACCACGAATGGTATGTTTATCAGGACAAATATCACTTATATTAACAATTCCCTGGTCGGTTTGAACTGGAGTGTTTCCAGGGAAACAGGCTGATGCTGGTATTACGAACTCGGCAACAATGGTTACATTTGTAGCACCACGAAATGCTACACCAACGCCGTAGCTAAGATTTAAAGCAGCTAGTGGTGTAGCTGATATTTTTACCTGTAAAACAGTTCCGGAAGCTAGACCAGAACCAGCACTTGTAAATGCGTCGGCAGCAATAGTACCAGAATTAGCGCCGACATTGTCACCTATCGTAGTGCGTCTCAGTTTAGTACAACCATTAAATGTAGTAGCACCTATACTCTTGAGTCCACTACCAATAACCACAGTGTCTAATGAAGTGCAACCCGAAAATACAGCAGTGCCAAGACTTGTAACGCTATTAGGTATATCTACAGACGTTAATGCTGTGCAATTTAAAAATGCTTCAAGACCAATACTTGCCAAAGTGCTTGTTGCCGTAAACGTGATGGTCTGTAATCCAGAACAACCTTTAAATGCACTGTCACCAATACTTGTAATGACAGTATGTATAGTCAAGGATGTAAAGCTTGCATTGTTACAACCATTAAAAGCGCTATTACCAATACTTGTGATTGTGCTAGGTATAGTCACAGACTGTAATGATGTACAATCTTGAAATGTGTTAGCAGGAAGAGCCGAAATGCCACTACCTATAGTCATTGACTGTAAGTCAGTGTTTTTAAATACACCAGTGCCAAGACTTGTAACGCTATTAGGTATAGTCACAGATGTCAATCCAGCATCCAGAAATACGGAATTACCAATAGTTGTAACGCTAGCAGGTATAGTAATTGACGTTAATTTAGCGCAACTCCTAAACACCTGATCAGAAAGAGTGATGAAGCTACTATTGCTACTAGGTAAACTCACTGATGCTAATTTAGCACAATTATTAAATGCATTAGCACCAATAAATGTCACGCTATTAGGTATAGCAATTCCCGTTAATTCTCCGCAACTAATAAATGCAAACCCTTGAATAGTTGCTAGTGTATTAGTTATCGCAAAATTCACGGTGGTCAATCCAGTACAACCTTGAAACGCATTTGCGTTAAGTTGTGTAATTTCCGGCCAAATACTGATAGTTTTTATAACAGATGATGTAGTTGTATAATCACTAGCAGAAATACTTGTTTTACTTGAAACTACTTCATCAGCAGCAAGACCACTTGCGTTTGTAATGATTAATACTGCGGTATCAACAACAATTGTTGCTGTAACACTACCGCTAAATGTTTCTCCAGTGCCGTATGTAAGACCTAAAGCAGTTTGTGCTGCACTGCCCATTCTTACCTTTAAAACAGTGCCAGAAGCTAGACCAGAACCAGCACTTGTAAATGCGCTAGCATTAATAGACGTGACGCCAGTACCTATGGTCAGAAATTGCAGTTTAGTACACATATTAAATGTATTAGCATTAATAGTCGTGACGCCATCACCTATAAACACGGTATCCAGATTAGAACAAGCATTAAATACCTCATTAGCAAGAGTTGTAACGCTATCGGGTATAGACACAGACGTTAATGCTGTGCAGCTGCTAAATGCAAATTGACTAATAGTTGCCAAAGTGCTCGTTGCCGCAAATGTCAAGGTAGCTAATGCAGAACAACTTTGAAATGCAGATTCACCAATACTCGTCACTGTGATAGGTATCGTGACGTTGTTTAATGCGGAACAACTTCGAAATGCACCATTACCAATAGTAGTTGCTAAACTGACTCCTGATGCTGGGGCAGTAAATGTCACGGTAGTTAATTTAGTGCAACTCTGAAATGCGTTAACACCAATAGCCGTGACTTTATTGCCGATAGTCGCGGTGAGCAATTCAGTACAATCTTTAAATGTATCATTACCAATACTTGTAATATCTGTCCCAATAACGATTGATTTTACATTACCTTTTGCAACTTGGCCGGTATAAGCAGCACTAGATGCAATAGTTGTTAAATCTGTAATTGTAACAGTGGTGTCATCTGTCTTAGTAATGAGTAACTCCTTTGCACCTGCAGACATGTTGATACTATATGTCTATTCTATATATACTATATATATATATATTATATATTATAACATCAAAAATACACTTATATACTTTTATATTATATGTCTTACTTACATGCCACTATCTCCGCGGACTTCTTACTTGTTCATTTACTAGTGAAATAAATGTCATGATAATAATTATACCAAATATAATTACTATGACAGGAGCCATGATTTAATTTATTTTGTATTACTTTGTGTTAATAAATAGAAAACAATCAATTTACTGTTTTGTATTTTGTTACCATTTTAGTCCATATAATTTTTTAGAAGCATCTTCAAACGACACATTTTTGACATGGGCATAGGTGATTACTTCAAATCTTAGACGATAGAATATTTTCCTTAGTTCTTCTTTGGTCCACCAGACGTTTGTAATCAATCCTTCTTCGTCTCCAAGATCTTTTCTAGAAGGTATTAAAACAACCGTTGCTACGTTATGAAACCTTACATTTTTTGATTGACCACTGTCCATTATTACTATTTATTAAGAATAAATAATACAGCTTTCATAATTTGTATCACCCGCCCAAAAAGTCGACACGATAATAGCAAGAACGGCACTTCCTTTAAATTATTTTAATAAATAATCTAGCACTATATATAGAGTAGTTTATGAAACCTCGTTATAAGAACTTGTCTATTCTTATTATGATGTCAACCCGTCAGAAGATGTTATCAAACTCATTAAAATCTGCTATTATAAATATGTCAAATGAAAATGGTAAAAAGATAGAAAATAAAACAACGTCTACTTTACCAAAAGACATCTTATTAAATAAGACCAAACCAAAATAATAAATTGATAATTAATATGACAAATAGTGTATTGTATAACATGAAATTAATATAAGAATAAGAATGAAAATTACATTTGAAATAAAAACAACGTGTAGCAGACCATTTCATATAACTGTCTCAGAAGAAACGCCTATGTTTGAATTGCGTAATATTATTGTAACCGAAGTCGAATATTATACGATAATGATGCGAGATGATGTCGTTGATATATTTATTCCGTATGAAAATAATTGTGTTTCTATACGCGAATTATCATCTGACACGGTGAAATCATTTATTGACAAGTATCCAGACTATTTCCAAAAAGATAATTTATCTATAGTGTCAAACTTTCACCAATTATTTGTTATGGATAGGCTATATCTCGATAAAATTCAAAACAATGATGAGGCGCCTATTTATAAAGATGTTATTCCTCCAAAGGAAGAAAACATTGTAAAAACAATTATGACTACAGCGATTTCCATGATGACTGGAACGGGTATGAAATAATTAAATTATAAAAATACATCATGTAATGGTTATGATGTATTTTTATTTGGATTTACAATACGTTAAAGAAATATACTGTCCAGTTCCGGCAACGTTCCTTGGTCAAACTTATTAGGTGCATTTGCGCATGTTATCATAATTTCATATGGTTGTTTTAGAATATAATTCGTTTTTACATTCTGAATACGTAGTGTGTATGAAAAGTATATACTATGATTATTCAGTTTATTGATAATGATATTTAAAAATCCATTTTTATAACTAGAAACATAATATTGTAAATTAACTTCTTGTGTAGGTATTAATCTATTTATGAGTTGTATCATGCGAAACTTTGTGTCAGTATATTGATTATTTTTCATTTTTTTTGATAATATAGAACATGTGGTTGAGTATTCTTCTAGCTGATTGTCTGTAAATGGAATAGCTAAGTCACTATTTGTGGTTTTAAGATGTATATATTTTAACAAATAGTGGCACACACAGTCAGTCAACCTTCTAATAGGTGATGTAAAGTGCACATATTCTGGAGCACCAACTAAGTCATGTGACTGAACGCTTGACATGTATTCTGCCTTGATACCATTTGTGATGATTTCATTTAATAGTTCTTGTCCAGACATATCGTCTTCCAATGTATGAAGCCAATCTTTTGCAGGACATATTCTGTATAATCCTGATGATTTAAAGTTGATTTTTAAGTATTCGCCTATAAACGAGTTTGCAAAAATAGCAAACTCTGCAATCATATGTTTCATTAGTCTTTCAGTGGGGCTGTCGGCATAGAGAACGGGTTCATCGTTATCAAATAGAACATAAGAGTTTGCGACTTCGTTGAGAACAACTGCCTTTGTTTCTCTCTTTCTTAGTTTTTGTAATTCTTCTGATATTCTAAGACAAAAAGCAATCGTAGTGTTCTTATAAAACTCTCTTGCTGCTTGACTGTATGAAAGGGAGTTTTCTCGCCTTACTCGGATTTTTGTAAAAAGAAGTTTAATTTGTCCAATTGGTCGGAACGTATCTTTGTCTATTTCTGTGGTAACTGTAACCGCAGGTTTAATACATCCGTGACGGTTGTCCATTAAACTTGCCATTTCCATAATGTCATGAGGTATCATGTGAATAGGAGGATTATTTGATGGGTATCTGGTTATCACGCGTTTTTCCATATCTTTCCATAATGGCGAGTTTAACTGGATATATTCCGTAGGGTCAGCAATATGAATAGCAAGACATATCTTTTCGTCTTCTTTGTAAATACTAAAGGCATCATCTGCGTCTTCACAACCGTCTGGGTCAATACTGTATACGTCATGGTCTGTCATATCTACTCTATCACGAATACAATATTCATGTGGGGTATGGTTTGAGTTTAACAGTTCTTCGTCATGTCCAGGGTTTCTATTTTCTCCGTATAGAGGTAAGATAAATCGGTTATATTTATAATGAAAGTCATCCATTGTAAATATAATTTATGGTTTTGTTTTAAGCATATATTTCCCTTCATGCTTTTCTGTTAATTCATGCTTTTCTGTTAAGTTTATACAAATTTAATAATCGAATTACTAATATCAACCTGTTTCGTAGAAACAACCTGGTTATTTTTTATTTCTAAAAGAGTAAAAACAGATTGAGGTGGAGGTGGGGGTTGTGGAAATAAACGTATAGTCATATCTTGCTGTGTAAGTGTTCTATGTTGTGCGTTTTTTTGTCCACAATGTGTGGATGGTGGAATAGAGACGGGTAGAACTGCGGATGGTGGTGTAATATCTGGCTTGTTTCTACAGTTTTGTTTATGTTTTACAGTAGCAAGATGTGCAATAAGTTTTATATTCTTATCGGTATAGAATGAACATACATCACAAGTATAAGTTGACATGTTGTGATATTTAATTAACGAATGCCTTTAAATATGTATATTTAATTAGACATTTCATAGAAAATCAATTATACAACCAATAACATCGAGGTTCAGTGTGTATGGTTTTATCGCCAAAGAAATAGACGCTTTTGTATTTGTAATAATATTTTTATAGTTGGCATAATATGTATTAAGAGTTCCAATTATCATTCGTATTCGCATTCTATCACGATTATCAATAACATGGCCATTATTGTATACAAAATTATGTTTATCAACACGATATGTCATGTCGGTCATCATTTCATCTACTTTACTTTTTATTAATCTAAACAATCTAAGTTCGTTATCATTGGATAATTCATGTAATGTGATATTTTTATTTAAGTATGTGTTATATTGGCAAATTATATTTCTGTTAGCGCTTTCGAGTTGTGGAGAAATCCCGTATGTTTTCATTGCGTTGTCTGATATTGAAAATAAAGTATTCATATTTTTTAAAAGTTTGTTTGTTCGAGTGCGTGGTTTCTTAACAAGTAACATGTGTTTAGTTGACACGGATAATACTGAATATAATACAAATTTAAAGTATATCTATATTTAATTAAACACTAAACACCATATTATATAATTATGAAATCTAGTAGTTTGTATTCAATCCTTTTATTGGCAGTCGGTATGAGTAGTTTTGGGTGGTTATTTACGTTTCCTGACCATCGAGAAATAGTTGTGAACCATACAGTAAATATGACAAATAAATTAGTAACAACTATTTATGATAATGACGATACGCGTTTCATTCATAATTTTTGCGAATCACGACTTCAAGATAACAAGGCTCCTGAAGTATGGAATACTGTCACTTCTTTTGCAATCTCGATTGTTCCGTTTGTTTATGGATTTCCCCAATACCCTCTTTTGTATAACGTAGCATGTATGTTATCCTTTAATGGAGTAGCTAGTGCATATTATCATTACACATTATCATGGTTTGGGAAACAGGCAGACGAGGTATCAATGATTCTTGCAAATTATTTTGGAATATGGGCATTAATTAATATGTATTATCAACGTTCAACAAGACGAAACAACTTAAATAGGTTTAACACGTTGTTTATGTACATATTTCTTATTACAAATACATTAGTAAAATATGACATATTATTTCCAACTGTATTTGGTATTTATGTAGGAGGTTCGCTTATTATGATTGTTAGAGTTGCACACACATATGATGTTCCTTGTCTGAAAAATCTTACTATTTCATGTCTAGGTGCAATAAGTTGGATAGTTTCAGAGAATTACTGCTCAGAATACACAATGTTTGGTCATGTGATTTGGCATTTATTGTTTCCTTATGGGTTTTATCGTTTAATCTTAGAGTTTGATAAAATAAAACAACGTTTACCAGTTCTTGACCGTATCGATGAGTAAAATCAATAATCTAAAGCTATTTAGAGCGTGGCTATGTTATACTATTAGTATGAACGAGTTTATAGAAGATGTACGTGAAATGATAAAATCAAAACTAACAAAAGAAAATGCAAGTTCCGAGTGTAAAGAAAAGGAGGGTGATGAAGTTATTGATTGTAACGAAAAAGAGGTTGATAAACTTATTGAGTATATTACAAAAGATGACGATAGTAGTAAAATAAAAAATATTTTAAACACACTGAAAATGATAGAAATATGCAAAATTAAAGACAGAAACTAATAAATTATATTATTATACATTCATGTGTTGTAACATTTATTCTTCTTTTTCTCTCATGGATACTCTTATTTTTCTTTTACACGTATCTTCATCTTCAAATCTATGTAAACGAAAGTATTTCTCTGTATAATTTTCTATTTCAATACAAGATGTCATTTTTGTCATCCATTTAAGTTTTGGTATATATACATTATATTGCCAAATACCACCTCTATAAGTTTGGTCGAACACATATCCTTTATATTCGCAGTTAATAAGTTCTGGATTATCAAACACGGTTGCAATAAGGGAGCATTCATTTTGAACCTTTCTTATTGAACGCATACTTGTATTAATGTATTCTATTCTGCTTGTCCATTCTTGATAAAAGTCTTTTGCATGTTGACTAAGAGTTTGAATACCCATATTTTCTTGTATTTGTATCATGTTTAATAAGTCAACAAGTCTACGTATTGGAGATGTAATATGTAAATATGCATCCATCTCAAGTAAATCATGTCTAAGTGTTACACTTTCATCTATAACAGATAAATCAAGATATTGTGCGGAAGTGTTATTCCATGTTTTAAAGAATACAAGAACATCTTGGTCTATTGTATCTGGAATAGGTGTAGGCGGAGGAACATCAGCAATTACATTTCGAAAGATACCGTTTCTATGTGGGATCGTTATCTTTGCAGTATGATAATTCATGAAAACCATAAGATAAGTTATTATGTCATGACTATCGCGAATATTGGGTATAAACGCATGATATTTTTGCATTTTATGAACATTTTCTAATGCAAGTTCATAGTGTTTACATTTTTTTAATTTTTTATCTTCATATCGATAGTTATGTGCTACCCGTATTTTGGCATTTTTATATTGAATATCTAATACAAACCCTTCAACAATAAATATATCCATAACAAAAGCAAGACGTGTTTTTTCTTGAACAAGACTACATAAACCATCGGACAATATTGTTGGTAACATAGGTCGTTTTCTATCAGGAAGGTATATAGTAGAAACTCTGTCTGAGAATGATTTCCACACACCTAAGTTGTCAAGCAACAATGTGACGTTTGAAATATAAATACTGAGACGATATACAGTTTTGCCAATATACTGTTCGTCAACTGTTTTATTAAACATAGTGTCTGTTGCTTTTTCTTGAAATATTTGGCATGACATTGCGTCGTCAAAATCCGCACTTTCATTTGGGTCAATTGAGAATATAAAGTCAGTCGTTCTATCGGTAAGTGCATTTCCACATTCAGTCATATCATTAATAATATTTTCAATTATGGTTTCTTCACTATTACCACCTGTTTGTAGTTTTATTTTTCGTTGTGTATCTCGTGTAAACTTTTGTATAGATGCATTTAGACTTTTGCAGTAAAGTTGATATTCAAAATAACTTGAAAGAGCATCAACCGGTCCAATTGTTCCAACAAGAGAACCTATGGGATGTTTGTCGACCCAGTCAGCAAACTTAAAGGTCACGTATTGGTTCGTGAGTGCTTTATTAAACCCTAGATTTTTTATCTCGTAAGGAACAAGGAATATAGGTATTCTTTTATCATCAGGAATACATTTATATAAAAGTTTTCCATTCTTTGCATGTCTTCCATATGTTTTGTTATTTTTTAAAATGAGAACACCTGATATATATGGATTAGATCTTACAGGAGACCTTTCTAATTGAATCGGTTTTCCTTCTTCTACAAAACGAAATACGTCCATAGTAAATAATTTATATTTTGATGGTTCAATTGTTTCCAACTGTATTGGTTGCATAGTTTCCATTTGATGAATACTCCATGAATCGTAATTCCGATTTTCAATAGCAATAACAAGTGGATTATTATCTGTATTTGTCATAACGAAACCAGTTTATCTGGATACTATAATATAAACTATATAATGATAGTATACCGTTGTTTTGATTATAAATGTATCAATTTATTTATTCATCAATTGGTACCATTACATCTGGATAAGGATTATTTGTAGATATTCTAGGTTCTTCGTGGTTAATTATTTCGTTATTTTGAAGTTGTTGTTCAGATACATCGTCTTCTTTATCAATAATAACTTGATTGGGTTCATCTTCGTTATTTTCTTCATTTTCATCTTCATTATTTTCTTCATTTTCATCTTCGTTATTTTCTTCATTTTCATCTTCGTTATTTTCTTGTTCATTTTTTATTTCGTCTTGATTATCAGTTTCGGGTTCGGTTACAGATGTATGAATAACATTAGATGGTCGTGTAAACTTGGTTGCCCAATATAATAACGTATGCTTGATAGTTGCTATTTCGGTAAGATATGAATTAAAACTAGATGCACCGATAACCGCGTTCTCTCTGTATCTGAAAGAATATATCCAATATGGAGGTATAGAAATAGTTTCTCCTGTATGAACAGTTGCTTTAATTATATCTGAACTATCATTGTTCCACAAATCAAGACCTGATTGTGTAAAAAATGTCATATCTGTATAGTCACTGTTAGTTGTTATATTATTTTTTGCAATATCATCGGGATGAATTAAACGCACATCAACTGTTCCGGTACTCACTGTAAAAATATTTCTAAACATAATACTATGCTGTGGTATAGTTGTTACATTATTCGAACCAAACAACACGTCCGTTTTTTCTTTACTACAAAGAGGAGGAGTAAAGATGTTATGGGTTGCATTTATTTTTTTAATTATACTTGTTGATGGTAATGTTAAAATATTTTCGGTATTTTTTTCTGTGTAATATCGAGCTTCTTCATCTGTATCAAATAATGCACGACTAGCACTTACAGACGATAATATATGTGCATGCGTATTTGTGCGTGAGTTATCGTATATATATATGTCTATATTTTGGCCTTCCTTATATACCTGTTCTTTTGTAAGTTCATTGGTAATATGCGCATGCAATAGTTTCATTATAATGGGTTGTTTTAATTCAAATATTTCTTCAATTGGTATATGTACTGGATGGTCAATAACAAATATTTGTCTTTCTTCTGATGGGGAAAGTTGAAACTGTATATGAATATACAGAAATAATACACATATAAATGTAACAACAATATGTAAATAATTTGTCATTTTCAGATGCACTATTTATATTTAATACTTTAAATCTATACTATTTTGAAAAAATATTCTATATGTCAATACGCATAAATTATTAATCCACTTGTTCATGTTCTTCATCACTATCACTGCTAAGACTTTGCATATCTTCTTCATCACTATCATCAATTCCATCTAGCATATATGTATTTTTTAACGAGTTTGCTTCTAAAATCGCTTCAATTGCCTGGCGTTTAAGTTCTTTGGCTCTTTCTTTTGCCTTTTTATATATTTCATGATAAACTTGATTGGGTTTTTTAATTTCCATAATAGTATTTTCATCATTACTTGTTATGTCAAATGCAGTATCCATATCTAATATTTCAAGATCTTCATTATTTTTTTTATTAATAACAATTTCTTCGGGAGTAGCGATTAACTCATTCGTATTAGTTTTTTCTTGGTTCAATGGTTCGTTTTCTTGTTTATCTATTATCTCTAAATTAGGGACATCCTCATTTGTCGCTGAAGTTTCCTTTTCTATATCGTCAAATATATGTTCAGTTAATAATGTGGGTGATTTTACAACTTCATTTATGGTTTCTTGATCAACCAAAATAGGTGTAAGCGTATCAGTTACTTCGGTACTATCTATTTTATCTTTCTCATGTTCTTTGTGTTTCTCGGCTTCTTCGTTATCATTCTCCGTGGTATCTTCCTTATTATGTGGTTGTGGAATAAACTTAGGTATTGGGATGCCTATTTTTTGAGTAGGTTCTTGTTGTCGAGAACCTTTTTTAATTAAACATTTATCAAAAACAGTATCAACCGCCATAACCATGGCTTGTCGCAATTCATAATCTATCTGAAAACTTCTAGTAGTAAAACGAATACCTTTTAGTTCAACAATACAAATAAGCTGTGATTGTTCGTTAATATCGGAACAAGGAATAAGAGTTTCTCCCTCGTCATATATTTTGGTAATAGGATTACCAGTATGATGATTAGTAGGAACATTACAACGACACACTTGAAACTTGCCAGACTTATACGATTTCATAGAAGGTGCAAATGCATTTTCAATATCGTCGTATTCTAATTTTTCTTGAAACCAATCACCAGAATTAAGATAGACAAGACCATGACAGGTCGACTCTAAAGTTTCTGTCCAATTAATAAAGCCTGTTTCAGAAGTACTAAATAACAAATCACACGTCGTTTTTTTAGCGCCCTTTACAATTCCTTGTTTTGTATTAATCTGTGGTGTTTCAATATATATAGATTTACCATCAATAGTTAGAGACGTAAAATAACTATTATTTGGCATTGCCATTGGCATCTCTAACGCCATTTTATCGAATGGGAAAGTATCATCTGCTTGATAAACGTTCATTAATTCTACATAAGAAAAATATAATTTGAAACACACGCAGTTATTATAATGACTAAATATGCGTTTATTTAGTAACAAATAATCCTATGGATTTATTAAGTGGTAATTGTTATATAAATGGTAAAACTTTCTGATAAAAATAGTGCGATTATTCAAGAGTGTATTGACCTTTTAAAACGAGATGATTTGAAATATCAATTAAAGTTATTTTTAGAACCAATAATCACGATGGTATTTAATGTTCTAAATCCATATATTTACGTACTTTTAGGAGTAACGGTTATTATTATGTTACTTTTAATAGCAATATTAGTAATAGTAGTAATTATGTTAAGAGATAAAAAGCAAGACCTCTTGTCAGGTACATTTTAATATTTACGTAATATATATGGCATACACACGTAAAGCTAGACATACTCGTAAAGGAGGTAAAACCGCTAAGAAGCACCATAAGAAGTCTCACAAGAAGGCTGGAAGCCGTCGTCATAAAAAAGCCGGAAGCCGTCATCATAAAAAAGCTGGAAGCCGTCGTCATAAAAAGGCTGGTAGCAGTTGCCACGCAAAAGGAGGAAAACGTCGTCACCACAAGAAGAAGGGAGGTAGTTTAGGATTAGTCTTGTCCCAACTTGCTGCCCCTGGTGTTCTTTTTGCAGCCAATCATATATATGGAAAGAAGAGCCGTAGACACCGCAAGAAGTCTCACAAGAAGTCTCTTAGACGTCGTCGTTAAATAAATACAAAAACAACTATATAAATATATCTTATATGTAATTATATAGTTCATGAGTTTTGAAAATAATATTAAAAGATGGGTTCAGATAGATAACCAAATAAAGGTATATAATGACAAGATTAAACAACTTCGCGATGAAAAGGCTGATATAACAGAAGAGTTGCTTGGACAAGCAGAAGAAAATAACTATAAAGACGCTGTGATACAAATTACTGATGGTAAGTTAAAGTTTAATACCTCAAAAGTTCAATCACCATTGACTTTTAAATATGTCGAAGAAATATTATCTAACACCATTAAAGAGCCTGCGGCTATCGAGGCTATTATTAAGCGTCTTAAAGATAATCGTGAAACAAAATATGTTCAGGAAATCAAACGATATACGAATGAAAAGTCAAAATAAGTTCGTAACATAATATAGAAGAAGACTTCATAATTGATTATATAATGCCTACAAAAACATATACTGAAACAACTGCATTAGTTTGTGACGATAATGTTTGTTATAACTTACAAGATATTTTACGAAATCCAGATAATAAATGTGATAAAGATTCATGTAAAAAAGTTGAAAGAGATTATGCTGACTTTATGCATTTAAGTCTTCCAGTTGGTTATTTTCATGCAAGTGCAATGCATAATCCATTACCAAATTATGAAGAACGGGTTCCTCGTCAGGTCGCAGTCATAATTGAAGAAAAAAAATATACCCAACTTATAGAGCCATCTCTCGAAGAAGAACCTAAAAAGAAGAATGTTACTAGTAATAAAAAGACTAAAAAGAGCGACAAAAAAAAGAGCTCTAATAAAAAGACGACAAAAAAAAGAAAAAAGAAATAAAGTTTGTATATGTAATTAAAGTTTATATGTGTAATTGTGAATTATATATATAAACGAATTATTCGTTCCATTTATTATAGTTAAATGGTGAAACTAGTATCTCATCAAGATTATTTTTCCATTTATTAACAGTTTCATCTACTTCTTTTTCTTGTTCTGTTTCAGGATAAGGAGTGACTAATTTCATAAGTTCTTCATCTGCGCTTGTCATTTCAGGTTTTTTTCCGTAACAGTTTACACCAAAACGTACATTTGGATTAGCAATATATCCACCGTTTATTCCAGGACGTCCACAGTCATGTTTATGGTCTTTTGTTTTTTGAAGTTCATTGTAAGTTGATTGTTGAGTAGGAAAAAGAGCAAGTTGATCGGCAGACCACCCATAATTGCACCACTCTCCTCCGTTCTTATAAGAATCTTCAACTTGCTGATATGTTGCTAATTTTGCGTCAAATGCTTGACATATCATTGAAGCATCTTCGTATGTGTATGCATTATCTCGGATATTAAATACTTGATTTTCATTGGAAGGTTGTGGAATAGGGGTAGGTTGAGTTTCTTTATTAATTACTACATCAAACTCTGGTTGTTTATTTGTATTCATCATATTTGTTAAGGTTGTGCTAATATCAATACTAAAATAATAATAAAGAATGTATTGTGTTACATATAAAATAAGTATAATAGCTATGAGCACAAATAGAACAGTTAGAATTGTGCTATTTTTATTTCCAGATTGACCAGATGAACTGTCTAAACCTGAACTAATTGCTGTTCCAGGATTATTCTGGTCACCAGTACCTCCTAAATAAACAATAAGTGTTACAACAAGAACAAGTCCAACCATAAGAGCAGATAAATAAAGAGGATTCGTAAATGGATTTTCGTTAAAAGACCCTAGAGATGATAAATCAGGCGTATCTGGTCCAGAACCAGCATCAGGTGTGCTAGATGAACCAGAACCAGAACTAGAACTAGAACCAGAACTACTCGAAGATGAAGTATTGTCCGGAGAAATACTCCCATACAATTGTTGAATTTCGGGAGGTAGGGTATCTGTGTCAGTACTCATATTTGTTAATGGTTAAACTATATATTATACATTGGATTTTTTTCTATAAAATAGACAATATGCGGTTGGAGAAACAATATGTTCATCACTACTTAACATAGTAATTCTAGTATCGTTAAACTCATACCATTTACCAGTTTTACCCTTTATAAATGCAGTGTAATGTCCACCTAATGCACTTCCATGATGATTACATACACCATATAATTCATATACATAACTCTTTGCATTATATCCCAATACATATTTTTCCATTGACAAATTATCCAGTGGAAAATCAATTATTGTATGTCTTTTCTTATTTGTTGCATCAATTCGTTTAAAGTCAATACATAAAATGTTTGGAAAGCCCCAATATCTAATACGTTTGATTACATCTTGTTTTTCTTTTGTTTTTTCATTATACCATGCATTATCACCAGATAATACTTCACCTCTAACATAATTCTCAAAACAATCACTTAGTGTAGGTTGTTTCAAGTCTGTAGGAATAGATAAACTAATATTAAAAAAAGGTTCAGGTGTTTGTGATAAAATAGTTTGTCCATCTATAGAAACCAATTCAGATACATGCATACCATAAAACATATTCCATATTTCTGAATATTCCTTTGCATACATATTTTTAATCTTATTATATACAACTACTGCAAGATCATCTGTTCCAGTTTTACTTTTTCCTTTAATATTCATAGTAACTGGTCTAGATAATGAATTATGAAAACAGTCGACTACAAAAAGAAGAAACTCGGATACATCATTCTGCGAGTAACCAGTAAATAATTCCTGCCCCTTATGCTTTGCTACCCCTTGAACAATTTGTATAAATCTACTTGGTTCAATAACACAATTTTGTGACCACATAAGCTTACGTAAAGTATTCCACTCACGGATAAGAATTCCGTCAGCACTATTTTTAAGATGCATTTCATATTTATCACTGTCAAGAACATTATTTAATTCATGTGTATGTGATAATATTTGAATGCATGTATTAATAAAACATGTGTTCCCAAGATTAGCTAATCCGGTTAGTCCCTTTTCAAGTTCTTGTTTTATATTCGGCATTTGAAATCTTTATGATATTATTCTTATTAAATATATAATAGATGTTTATATATTTAAGTCGTTCACGTATAATATGTTCATAACATAAAAATAAAATCTTTATCCATGCTATGTCTAGAGCGAACAATTCTAATAGATTAACACCACATGATCATTCTCTTCAAATTGTTGAGAACTACATTGATGTAATGACTATTATTACAAACACAAATACACAATTAATAAGACAACAGAATAATATTATTCGAAATATGAGAAATGTTATAGATGATACATATTTACAAAATGATAACGAAGGAGATACACTTGAAAGTCAACCCATACCTGATACGTCTGCTTCACCTGCCCCTTCAGAAATCCCATCAACCATTCATAATCCCCGTCCTCCTGCCCCTCAACGACAGCCAAATAGACGATATAATCGAATGCCTAGAAGAGAAGTTAGAAATGTGTTTAGAGAAAGACTTGAACAAAATCGTCCTCCTCCACCATTAAGACAACGAACTCAACCACGAGAAAACAGAAATAGATCACCAGTGCAAGAAACAAATCCTTTGGTGCCACCGTCTTTTCAAATACCATCTGTTCCAACACCAAATACTGGGACAGGATTATTGAATAGAACAAATACAAATACAAGAAATAACGGAAATGTATTAATGAGTTTTGAGACATTATTCCCAATTAATCAAAACTTAACTGGACGAGGAGCAACTAACTCTTTTTTTAGTAATGTTCCAGTTTTTCCCAGTGCTGAACAGATAGAACGTGCTACAGAAACTCACATATTTCAGGCAATTAGTGAACCACGCAATACATCTTGTCCAATCACAATGGAACCATTTACTGCTAATCATTTTGTTTTACAGATAAGACACTGTGGTCATATATTTAATCCAACACATTTACACAGTTGGTTTCGTTCAAATGTTCGTTGCCCTGTATGTCGTTATGATATACGGGATTATAATACAAATACAAATACAGAAACAAATCCAAGTACAGATACTACACCATCATCAACAAATCCAACTCAAACCACAAATAATAATGATACAAATATTGAAAACGGCTTTGCGGATATATTACTACAGTCATTATCCAATAATATTTCAAGCGACGGAAATAGCATATCATGGTCACATCTTATACCACGTGTTGGTCTAGCGCCTTTATCACTTGAAACTACTGTAGATTTAGTGTCGGGGACTCCATTACAAACTGAACAACAATCAACTACAACTAGTGATAATAATGACACGCCAACAAATAGTGAAAACATAAATGAAACTCAAAATGAAGAACAAAATAATCAAGACGATTTGTCACAAGATTAAAATATTTATTTATCATAATATAAAATGTTTATTTTAAACTTTATAGAAGAATATTTTTTATTTCATCTTAGAGAGAATAATATTGGTTATTTTGAACATTTACAACGTTCGCTCGTTATATCATCTGATTTTATTTTTGGTTCAGGAAAAGCAATCATACACGCGATTATTCCTGGTCTATTTCAAACATCAAGCACGGATATTATTGATAAATGGCATCCTATTATGCACGCAAAATGTGAATAATTTACATAAAATATAATTTATAAAGATGAATTATATTTTGTCTATCATTTAGTTTTATTTACATAACAGATTTAACAATATATTTATTTCCTTTTTTCTCTTCAGTTGCAATGAGTTGTGGTTCTATATTTGGATTTTCTAACGATTGGTAATAACTTTCAGCATCATAAAGATTGGCATTATCTGGTCCCATTTGACGATGAATATATGTTTTTCCTTCATAATAATAAGGTCGACCTTCCCATTTCTTGGTAATTTTATTTTTATTTTCAAAAGCTCCTGTTGGTTGCTTTGCAATATCAGGTGTAAAACTTATTTCACTAACACGAGGTTCCCCGTATTGAACGCACTCTAACTGTTCTTTATTTCCACGACGAGAATAAGTTGCACAATCGATAGCAGCCTCTTTAATTACACGAGTTATATTAGATGTAATACGCTCTTTTATTGTTGAAATTTCAAATAATGCTTCATCGCTAGTTACTAGTCGGTATTCCATCTTACTATTTTCCCCATCAGTTGGATATTTTAGTTTACTTTTATCGTGTAATTTGGTATCTTTTGAAATATCGGCCTCTTGTTCAGGAGTAATAGTCATTAAATACAAAAATACCGTGACATCCTGATACTCTTCTGGAAGAGCTTTATGACTACAAATACGACGAGCACGACCAATTACTTGGTCTTTACGTGTAGGATGCCAATATGGCTCCATAATATGAACATAGCGAGTGCTTCTCAAGTTAATACCTTCAGACCCAGATGCTGTAATCATTAGGACTTTAATAATTTCACCCATGTGATTATTGTTTGCGATTTCGCGTAAAGTTTGCGTAATAGGCAAGTTAGGGTCCCAATTACTGTTATAAATATTACGAATAATCTCCTTTTCTTCGCTACTTTCTGTTCCAGTATAAAGAGCATAGGTTGGTTTACCTCTATCTTCCTCTGCAATATCAAGATGCCATACACCGTCAGAACCCTTTTTAATTTTAAATTGTGTATATCCGTTATAATCTAAAACCATTTTGAATAATCCAATTCCTTCTAATGTTCTAAACTGACTATAAAGAAGATGAAGCCCCACATGTTCCTTATCTGTTATATTTTCAAGAATATGTAAGAACTTAGGACTATATATCTCAAGAGCTTCTCTAGAAAATACTTCATTTTCATGCTCTTTTAGGTATTTAATTGCCCCTTGTATACGTTCATTATATGTTGAGTCTGCATTTTTACTAATCATAACATCACCTTCAATATCATTTCCTTCTGTTTCTTCAAGGTCATTGCTTCCTTTCTTATCAGTTTCTGCCAATGTTTTGCGGTAGGAGTCGCCCATGTTACCATCATTTGGTAAAGGTCTTCCTGGTGGATTTGGCATAACAAAATTACAGTATAAGCGAGAGAAAATACGATAAGACGATGTAGGTTCAGCGTATAGACCATCTTTATCTACTCCTGCTTTTTTTGAACGACGCTTTAAGTCTTCTTTACGTTCAGCAGAACGCGCCGTTTCATAAAGACCGATTTGATATTCGCTCATAGGTATTTTTATCACCTTAAAATCTGAGATAGGTTCATATCTTGGTAATAGTCCTTCTTGTGCACTTCTAAAATAAGAAGTAAGACCAAGAATACGCTTTTTAAACAAATCTGCATTTTTTACAATGCCATTGTCACCAAGAAACATAGTTTCAAACTCTTTTAGTGTATCAGGAAGTGCTTTATATACATTAATTTTTACCGTTCCACGTTCAACTTGCAAATCATTATTTTCAAGAATACTCATGATACGACGTTTGAAATCTTCATCACTAATTTCTCCTCGTTCGTTTGTTATAGTATCTTTTACACCAACATATTGACCTTTCACACTACTTCTTTCAAATCCTAGTGGGTTTCTCGTAATACTTAACACATTATTTTTAGAATATTCGAAATAATCCATATGTCTATCACGACCAATAACGTTTTCTAGTTTACTTTTTACAGTATTATATCCCTCATTGGTTTTGAGTGTAAAGTTCCATGTCTTAATGTAACCTCTCAACATATTATATAAAATACCAATTTCATTTGGGTAATTAATAATGGGGGTGCCGGTCAAGAAAACAATGCGAATATCTTCTGCATTCATTAACATTTCATAAAGAACAAGTGCTAGAGAGATAGGGAACTTTTCAGGGTCACCATCTTTATCGTGATTGACTGGTTTTTCCTTGTCAATTTTGTTTGATATACGACTAATAAAGTTATGAACTTCATCAATAACAACAACGGAATGATCAAAAATATTATTTTTATAATTATCTGTCATAGACTTTAACTTTTCACGACGAAGGCCATTGTAGTTAATAAACTGATATTTTGTTTTTATCATTTCATCTAATTGTTCGTCAATAGACATAATCTGTTTTGCAGATAATTTGTCTAAGTTATTATCTTTTTTATGGTCAACCATCCAAACACCCTTTTTCTTTTTTAGATAAGCCACTGTAATGCCTAGTGCAGTAGAAAGAGTATCTAGGGTATTTGAGTTTGCGTTAAGTGGAACCCATTCCCAATATTGTTCTTTTTTGTATAATGTATCTCCACATTTTTTGATTTCTTCAATGTAATTTCGTTTCAAAGATGCAGGCGTCATAATAATAACCTTTTTCGAACTTTTCATACCTTCGGCAATAGCAATAGATGAACATGTTTTACCACTACCAAGACCATGATATAATAACAATCCTCTGTATGGACTATAAAGGTTCAAATAGTCGCGAACAATTCTTTGATGGATAAGTAGTTTAAACTCAGGATTATCATCTTTACCAATGTCGTCACAACTAATCGAAATCTCGTCGTTTAATATCTCTTCACGATACTCTTTAAAATAAGAATTAATGAAGTTGACAAACTTTTTACGATTATTCAAATAGAACCCAGACACTCGTAAAGTTGGCATAGGTAATGGAGGAGGAAGTCTATCAATAACTGGTTGATTTTTAACATCTACCCATTTTTCAATAGGCAATTCAGCTACACCTTTAACAAGCGGGTTAGTTTTTCGAACTGTTGATTGTGTAATATCACGATGTTCATCGTCTCCCTTTAGTTGTGTAACGTCTTTTAATTCAATACGTTTTTTACTTGTTAGACGTTTCATCATATCCTTTTTAGCGGAAGAAGCGTTATTTAATTCCTCTTCATCGTCTAGAATATCTTCACGAGAAAAAGAGGGTTGTTCGCCTTGTTCAACCACTTTTACAAGACCCCTCTTTTTCAATCGTTTCATAATATCTTCTCTATCTACAATTAAGTCTGAACCATCATTACCTTGTTCACGTGCAACCTCTATATTTACAAATACTTCTGAATATTTTGTAGCACGAGGCTTTCGTTTTAATTGTTCTTTTATCTGTTCTAAAGACATATATATAATACACATATAAGTTTTAAATAAAGAATAGACCTATTAATTCTCGCCTATTTTTTTGATTACATCACTACATGCGGACTGTTCGGCCTTCTTTTTAATTTTATGAGTTCCTTCTCCGAGGAATACAAGAACTTTTGGATTATCCTGCAAGTATTTTGTAATCGCTTCAAAACTACCAAATTGTTCATATGGGAATGCAGTGGATACATTCATATTGTATAGTTCATCGCCAATACAAAGAAACACGCCCATGTGATAACCATCTTCTTCTGTTACATGTAATTCCACATAATGGGGTGTAACCTTGAACTCCTTTTGTATCTTTACTTGTAGGATATTCTTATAGTTATCATCATTTTTAATCAGTTCAACCCAATCAATATGACGTTCAAATATATTTTCTACAAACTTTTGTGCCATTTGAAAACCAGGTCCAGTAACAAATACATTTTGAAACCAGCCCTCTTGGTCATTGACCGAGATTTTATTAAAATCTAGGAATAATGCACCAATAAATGATTCAAATAAACACCCTAATTTTTTCAAGTTTGTTCGAGTTTTCTTTTCCTCTGCATTTCTTGAAAGAATAATCCATTTATGTAGACCCATTTCGTATGCAATACGACCGATAGATTCATTTTTTACAATTGCAATCTTTTTCTCTGTCATAAACCCTTCATTTTCCTTAGGAAAACGTCTATACAATAAATATTTTGTAATACACTCTAACACACCATCTCCAAGAAACTCTTGGCGTTCGTTAGATTTTGTTTTTAGTGGTAGACAATCATGTGGTCTGTCTACAATAATAACATTATTTTCAACATTTTCAAGATGCGGTCGTTTTGTATACGACCTATGAACGAAAGCTCGTAAATAGAGTTCCATATTATGAACAATTGGAGGTAATCCATATGCAGTTAAGATACCTTTTACTTCGTCCTCTGTAATCTCTTTATTTATTGAGTTATACGGATTAAAGACAAGATTGTCTGATATTTTCATAACATCTTCATCATTAATAATCTGTTTATATGTGTCACTATCGATTTTACTAGTTGTGAGTGCGGACATCTTTAACAATAATTGTATTTAATAATACTCTTTATGTAACTATCGTAATATGATAAATAGGCATTTAGGATTTGATTTTCAATTTACTTAGTATCTCTATAAATTAGGATTATTTTGTTTATATAGTATATAATATGCCAAGTGCTAGATTTAGTGCATACAAATCAAGTATTACTAACCGTGGACCCCAGAGTGGTGGTTCTCTTGGTGGAGATAAGAAAGCCGGTCTTATTAATTTCTCTCTTTATTCCCATATCCCTACTAGCCAAATAGCTCCCCGTGTTTCCGGAGATTGCTGCAAAGATCCTTCCAAAGTTCAAAAATAAGCTCATTAACCCAAAATCCTTCTATAATTTATAGATAATACAGTTTTAATATAGAGAATATAGTAGTGTATGTAAATAATGTCTATTTACATAGATTGCAGAGAACATTATTTAAAAGAACAGTGTCAAAAATTAAGTAATACAAATAAATTATTTGAACATATCAATTTTCATTCAGAAAGTCTTGATGTTGCAGATATTATAATTAAATCTTTAGATGAAACAGAATGTGTTTATATAGAACGAAAAACAGTTGCTGATTTATCAGCAAGTATAAAAGATGGTCGTTACCGGGAACAATCATTGCGTTTATCTTCTCTCCCTAGTCACAATCATAATATTGTCTACATAATTGAGGGAAAAATGACTGAAGGTCTAAGTCAGTCATCTAGTGGATTTGGCGGAACAGTATTAAATAAACCAACTCTTTACACAGCTATGATTTCTATGTTGCTTTACAAAGGATACTCAGTTATCAGAACGCAATCTCCGTCTGACACCGCCGATTTTATTATGTTAACGGCTCGAAAAATAGCAGATAGCAAAAAAAGCATGTTTTACAAAACACCTATCACTACATCAGAAAGTGGAATAATTGATAATTCAAAAGAGAATAATGAAATGCCAACACCAAGTTATGCATCTGTAATTCGACAAAAAAAGAAAGACAATATTACGACTAAAAATATAGGTGTTATTATGTTATCACAGATACCAAGTGTAAGTTCTTCCACTGCAGAAGTTATTATGCAAAAACATCTCTCTATTCCAAGACTTATAACAGATATTCAAACTGATCCCGAATGTTTAAACACCCTTACTACAACACTTTCAAATGGAAAATCACGTAAAATAAGTAAAACAGCATGTAGTAATATCGTAAAGTTTTTGTTGTGTCAAGAAAGTACGTCATAGATAGAAAGAATTATTATGTTACTTGTCACCATATCTAGGTTATAATGTAATTTATTTTATATTCATGTATCATATACACGATATAAAATATGTTTTCTAATAATGATATTCTTTATACTATTTTTGCATTTGCAATCTTTATAATTTCAGCATCTTTATTGTCTGGATATTTAGGTTCAATGGGAATAAAAACAACTACACGAGAAGGATTTGATGCGTCAGAAGGAAATATTGATAGACTTAATAACAAAGTATCTAGTGATGCAACTGATGTCAAAGACGAACTTCGTGTTGAAAAGTACAAGGATGATTATAAACGACTTTTATCCCTATCCAAAGATTATTTAGAAGGTCTACAATTAGCCGTTTTACTTGATCTTAAATCAATTGACCCAGATAAAGATGATGATGATAAAATTGTTTCAAAATGTAAAAATATATCACAATCTTTGTATGCTTTACATGGTGCAGTAAAGTCAATAAAAGCAATTGAATTAGAGAATATTTAATAATACAAAATATACCATGACATAGATAATATATAGTATTCTACAGTATTTTATACTATCTTACTATATATTATACACAATTAAGATATATATTTGAATACTTATGTTGAGTGATAATGTTAAAATACTATTACTGTTTGCATTTTTTATAGTGGTGATATACATCTATTTTATATCAAATAATTTAGAAGCAACATTTTTACAAGATATTGCAAATAATAGCAGGGTTGAACAGGAGGGTTTTGAAGGAGGTGGCCGTCAAACAAAAAATGTAGTAGAACATGTAGAATCTATTCTTGATAAATTAGACGATGAACTTCGTGTAAATAGATACCGTAAAGATTATGAAGATTTACTTGATAATTCCGAAGAATTATTTGAATTAATTAGATTAAAATCGCTTACAGGTCTTATAGATGTAGATGCTAACAATATACATAATGCTTTACATCTTGTTGGATTACCGTTATATTTTTACGAGGGTGCTCTTGAAAGTATTAAAAACTGCAGAAATTATATCGATGGTAAATAATTATATAACACGTATTTACAATACATATTCCGTTACATATGTAACCAAATATATATTAATTTTGTATGATAGTAGACGGATCATTTTGGTCTCCTATTTTACGCATATCTCCATCATAGTCTCCTTGATCAATAAGTGAACGTGTGTACTGTTTACCTCCCCAATTGGGGTCCATTGCATTAGGACTTTTATCTTGTTGTTTCTCTAATTGTGCCGTTTTGTCAATAGGTGTTATTGTTCCTTGATAAAAACTAGTCGGGTCAAAAGAAGGCATAGAATTATTATTATATGGCATATCATTTCGATGAGCATCAACAAACTTTGTTTCATGTGGACCAGTATTTAATGCAACTTCGCCGGTCACATCACCACATCCCGACATAAAGTATGGCGTGTTATTTATTCCTAGATTTAAATTATCTAAATCTGGTTTTACTGGCATTGTTTCACATCGTTTCTTTATATCATCTAATGATGTTGAACAAAGTCCTCCCTGAGGATTTTCAATGTCAGGTCTTGCACGATAACTTACTGTACCTTGGGCATCTTCTGTTTTTTGAAGAAACAAGACTGGACAGTTGACCCCTTGTGAACGTTGCCATTTTATAAACTCAACATATTCTTCTAAATTATTGAAACGCATTGGGTTGACACCTGGCACGCGTTTTTCTTCAGTACTTAATAAACTAATTCCACCATCTTCTTGAATTAAAAGATTTGGGCATTTTTCGTCAGTAGATAGAGTAATTGTTTTATCGTCGTCATTCTCCTCAAATCCTTCTATATCTTCAGTTGGAGGTTTAACACAAAAATATATACCCAACATAAATGCGATTGCAATAATGAATAGTCTAAATGATAACGAAGCGTCCATATTATAAATAATGAGTTTCTTATATATACTAGTGTGTTATAAAATATTTATATTTTCGTACTATATAGATATTTTAAGGTATGGGATTTTTTACGTCTATTGCAGGTGCAAATATTGATGAACCACAATTAGAGGCAATTAACAGAATAAGTAATGATAATAAATTAAGCGATAATAAATTAGAAGAACTTAGTAAACATGTAAACTCTGGAAAAACACACATTTATTTATTTATCTACTGGCGTGATTGTGGTCACTGTAAACGTTCTTATAAAGATTGGGAAGCTTTTGAAAAGAAAATGAGTAACAGTGATAAGTGCGTTGTATTTGCAATTGAACAATCTGGTCTTTCCGAGCTATCTACTGAAATGTTAGGCCATCTTGGAGGAGAACCTTCTGGATTTCCATCATTTCGTCATATATTTAATGGAAAAGCAACTGAATACAATGGAGAGAGAGATATTGCATTACTAGAAGCATGGGCGAAGGAAACATGTGGTGCTCAATCCGGGGGTGGAATTTTTGATTTATTGGTGGGAGTTGATCGTATACGCGGTCAAAAATATGAAAAATGGTTAGAACAACGTCTAGTCTTAGAGTTTAATGATGTTGATTATGTGAATGAAATAAGAAAAAAGTTTGGTTATGACAAAACAAATGTTACAGGAAGAGGACAATTAACAAGAGAAATGGTTCAAGAAGAAGTATGTAAAAGAGATGAAGCGGATAAAAAACTAATTTCGTCAAAATTAAGTTGTGGTAGTAGTGGCGGAGGAAAAACTCGCAAAAGAAAAAGACACCACAAAAAGACCCACAAAAAGAGACGTCATGGAAAAAAAAATACTAAGAAACATAAGTAAGTTGGTTCTTTATATTCATTATAAATTGAATAAATAATTATAGTTTGGTGTATTCTAACAATCTATTTGAGTAAGTTAACTTACGTAAATAATCTAAATACTTCTATAGTACACCAAACTATGACAAGCGATAACTATGAGTTCAGAATATTTGACTTTCATCTCTATAATAAGATAGAGGATGCGGAGAGTGAAAGTGATAACTCGGAAGATGGAAAACGAAAATACAAGCCTCCTCCACAAAAGACATTTACAGTTCAAATGTTTGGTAAAAATGCAGAGGGACAGTCGTGCTCTATTACTGTCAGTGATTTCAAGCCATTCTTCTACATAAAAGTATCCGATAAATGGGGTGAACGCGAGAAAATGATGTTTCATAATCACCTAAGACAACAAGTTGGCAAGTATCATCAAAACAATATTGTTTCAACAAAGATTGTAAGACACAAAAAACTATACGGATTTGACGCAGGTAAGAAAAATACATTTATTCAAATCAACTTTGAAAATATTCAGGCAATGAATAAAGCAAAAAACATATGGTATGATGATGAGCGTCGTTTGCTGGCAGATGGTTATTACATATCTATACTTGGAACCCCATGCAAGACAGAGATTTATGAATCGTTTATTCCTCCCCTACTAAGGTTCTTTCATATATTAGATATGAGCCCATCTGGTTGGATTGGAATGCCAAAATCCAAAACTGTCTCTATATCTGAGTTCGAAAAAACTACATATTGTGATTTTGAGTTTGAAATCCTATACAAAGATATTATACCTTTGCGCGAGAAGGAAGACCGTATCCCTTTGAAAATAATGAGTTTTGATATTGAAGCCAGCAGTAGTCATGGTGATTTTCCTATCCCAATTAAAACATACAAAAAATTATCTACAAATATTATTGATATTATGAGAAAAATGGATGATATTGAACTTGACCCAGAAGAAATTATTCGTTATTCGGTTTTACAAGCGTTTGGTATGCTTACAAAAGAGAATATTGAATATGATGATGAAGATGATAAAGTTCTTATTCAGAAAATGTTTACCACTTATATTGATACAATTTATCCAAAAAAATCTCCTACTGAAAAAAAGGTAAAGACCTCCATAAAAAATATTATGTCGCATATGATTGAGGATATTACTCATGTTCCAGTTAGCAGTGAAAATACGTTACTAAAATCGTTTGAAAACGCGTATAAAAGAGGAGGAGATGATGGCGAAGGCGCCGGAAATTATGGAGGATGTAGTGAAGAAAAAGACGAGGAAGATTATGAAGATGATGATAAACCTAAACTTAAAACAAAACAAAACTATTCTGGAGTAAAACGTGTAAATATTTCCGGGTCTGGAAGTAAATCTTTTAAAAATGCAAACAAAACAGGTATATCTGCACTTATTCAGTCACAAACAACTCCACGCGAGCTTAAAATAAATCATTTGACTGAGGTATTTGGTATGTATTTACCTCCAGTTGAAGGCGATAAAGTCACCTTTATCGGTTCTACGTTTCTTACATATGGTGAAAAGAAACCACACTATAATCATTGTATTGTGCTAGACACATGTGCTGACTTGGGTATTGAAAATACTGATATTGAAAGTTACAATACTGAACAAGAAGTCTTACTTGCATGGCGAGACCTTGTTATACGGGAAAATCCAGATGTTATTATTGGATACAACATATTTGGTTTTGATTATAACTTTATGTTCTTACGTGCACAAGAAACAAACTGTGCTGCGAAGTTTATAGAAATATCAAAGTTGAAAGACCATATGTGTGGAACTCTTGATGATAATACTGGTAAATATGATATTGAACACAGTAGTATTACGTTAGCAAGTGGAACGCACGATTTGGGTTATATCAAGATGCCTGGACGTATTCAACTAGACTTGTATAACCATTTCCGTAGAGAAGAGAACCTTGTTTCATATAAACTAGACTATGTTGCTGGTCACTTTATTGGTGATTATGTGAAAGATTTAAAATATCAGACGAATGATACTGGAACGGAAGAAACAACCATTACAACAAAAAATATGACGGGTCTTCTTGTAGGTAGTTATATTCATTTTGAAGAGATTGGACATTCTACTGACTACTATGAAGCAGGTGCCAAGTTTAAGGTAAAATCCATTGACATATCTAATAAATCTTTTGTATTAGATGCAAAAGTATCACCTGACATGAATAAGAAGGTTCGATGGGCACTTGCAAAAGATGATGTTACACCAAAAGACATCTTTAATTTAACACGAGGAGATGCAAACGACCGCGCTATCGTTGCAAAATACTGTATTCAGGATTGTAACCTGGTTCAATACTTATTAAACAAGGTTGATGCTATCACTGGTCTTGTTGAGATGGCAAACATTTGTAGTGTTCCTATTAGTTTCCTTATCTTGCGTGGTCAGGGTATTAAGCTAACAAGTTATGTTGGTAAGAAATGTCGTGAAAATGATATGCTTATACCAGACATACCTAAGAAAACAAATGATGGTGGTTATGAGGGTGCTATTGTTCTTGACCCCAAGAGTGATTTGTATCTGGATAATCCAGTTGCATGTGTTGACTATGCATCTCTGTATCCGTCTTCCATGATTAGTGAAAACTTATCACATGACAGCAAGGTGTGGACAAAAGAGTATGACTTAAATGGAAAACTAGTTGAAGTTGTTGGCGAAACTGCCGAAGGCGATAATGATACATTTATTTACGATAACTTGCCTGGGTATGAATATGTAAACGTTTCATACGATACATATCAGTATCTTTCACCAAAGCCTGGTGCTGCAAAAGTAAAGACAAAGGTTGGTAGTAAGATATGTCGTTTTGCTCAGTTTCCTAACGGCAAAGCTATTATGCCGTCTATCTTGCAAGAGCTTTTGAAGGCTCGTAAATCAACTCGTAAACTTATTCCTGAGCAAACGGATGACTTTATGAAAAATGTTCTTGATAAGCGTCAACTTGCCTATAAGGTTACTGCTAACTCGTTATATGGTCAATGTGGTGCAAGAACAAGCACGTTTTACGAAAAGGATATTGCAGCATCTACAACTGCTACTGGTAGAAAGTTGTTGACTTATGCACAGCGTGTTATTGAAGAAGTTTACGGAGATGCAATTATGGATACTGCCAATTATGGTAAGGTTCATAGTAAAGCAGAGTATGTGTATGGCGACACAGATAGTGTATTCTTTACTTTCAATCTAGAAGAATTAGATGGAACGCCAATCCGTGGAAAAAAGGCATTAGAAATTACTATTGAACTTGCCAAGAAGGCAGGTGAAATGGCAACCAAGTTCTTAAAGAAACCACACGACTTAGAGTATGAGAAAACATTCATGCCCTTCTGCCTACTCAGTAAGAAGAGATATGTTGGTATGCTATACGAAGAAGACCCAAATAAAGGTAACCGTAAAGAGATGGGAATTGTATTAAAGCGACGAGATAATGCACCTATTGTAAAAGACATATATGGAGGCATCATTGACATTCTCATGAAAGAACAAGACATAAAGAAGGCGGTTGATTTCCTGCAGTCGTCTATACAAAACTTAGTAGATGAGAAGTATTCTATGGATAAACTTATTATCAGTAAGTCTATACGTTCTGATTACAAAAATCCACAACAGATTGCACACAAGGTTCTTGCAGATAGAATGACCGCACGAGACCCTGGAAATAAACCAGCATCTGGTGACCGCATTCCATATGTCTATATTCATAATCCAAGTCGCACAGCCCTTCAAGGTGAAAAGATTGAAACACCAACATTTATTCTAGAGAATAATCTTAAGATAGACTACTCGTTTTATATTACAAATCAGGTCATGAAACCAGTTCAACAGGTATTTGCTCTTGTGTTAGAGAAGATATGGCAAATGCAAGGTAAGACAAGTAAGTTATCAAGATTTAAGAGTGATGTGAAGAAACTACAACGCGATACTGATCCTGAAAAGTTTGAAGATAAGTTAGAGGCGCTAAAGAATAAAGAGGTGAAGGCTCTATTGTTTGATAAATATATTAATAAAGCGAATGTTGAAAAGCAAGGAATGCGCCAGCTTACTTCATTCTTTGGAAAGTAATTGTAAAGTCTAATAGACATTCCTAATTGTAAATGTATATTAACTAAGTAATTTATATCTCATAAGAAAAGGCAACGATTTTACTATCTTGTTTTTTATCGTCATTATTTTCATCTGTATCATGTAAAAACTGTATTTCATCTTGTAAATCTTCGGTTTCTTCGTTATCATTAGATGAAATATTTAATGTTGGAACAAACATAGGGTCGGTTTCATTTGTAGTCAAAACAGTTAATAATGTTAAAATGGTGTTCATCTTTTCATTTTGTTCTACACATTGCATACTATTTTGTATAAAAAAATCCTGCAATGACTGATGTATTGTATCGATTTTATTTTCAAGTTCATTTATTTTGTTAGTTAGCTGTTCAATATTTTTATTCTCTCTTCCGTCTTTCTCTCTTTGTTCTGTACCTATAGGTTCTATAATTTCATGAACTTCAATCTGTGGACTATATACCTTGGATGGCGATTGATTTATAAAATTATTTTTATTTGCATCTACGCCTTCAATTATTTTATTGTCAGTAGGTTTATCTTTTAAGTTTAACCATTTTGCAACACCCACATTTTTTTCAGTATTCTCAAGAGTAGTGCTAGTTGATTCAATAAAAATATTTTCATCTATTTTTCTATTTTCAAGTGTGCTTGTTACTTGTTGTTGAAAGTCAGTCCTTTCCATCGGTTCAATATTAGTATTATCAGCAAATGATACCTCTTCTGGTGCTTCATTTTTTCTATATAAATTAAAATCTTCTTGTACTTTTTTATATTTATCTTCAAACTCAGACATACGTTCATTTTTTATATCTTCAACTGTTATTGCCTCATTATCTATTGATTTATCTATGTTTATTCTCTTCGGACTATCATTGTCCAAAGAGTTAGGTTGAAATCCACGAATAAAATAGGCAATAAACTGTTTATTAAAATCAACAACATTTAAATTAGTATCAATATTTTCTTCTATAAATGTTTTTACTTTTCGAATGTAATATCCTCTTAATTTATTTTTACCATCCTCGCCTTGCGTTTGAATACTAGTTTGGAATGCCTTATTCTGAATAATAATATTCCACAATAAGTCAATATTTTTCTCTTTAACAAATATATTTGTTGTATCATTTGTATTTATTTTATCTATTACTGATGACATAATATATTTATTAATGATATTGTATATTATGTATCTTTCCGAAATATTTATATCTATTTAAAGAGATTCATTAAAATAAACCTTTCTAAATTTTTGAACACATTTGTCTGTAATTACATGATTTTTAAAATAATCACCATCATGAGTTCCTTCAAGCATATGGATAAGAAAGTACAATGAATAAATACCACATTCTGTATCACCCATTTGATGTTCCTGTGGATGGTTTTGATCAAACTTAAATATGATTTGTTCACTATCAGAAATGTGTAATCCTTGTCGTTTTACTGTATCAACAAACTTTTTAATTTGTGCCGGTATAGATTTACCTACACTGTCAAAATAATAAATAAGAGATTTTTTTACATTGATTAAGAGAGAAACCCAATGAGAACCACCTTTGTAGTGAGGATCAAGATTAAATATAACTCCTATTTTTGTTTTACCACTACTAATCTGTTCCTTTAAATTAAAATGACACAACTCTTCCCACACACACTCACCATACATTTTATGAGTATCATAATCAATAGGTGATGGTCCAATAAACTCAAAACATGTATATTTCTTTTCATATTGTTTCATAACAGCAATAATATCATTACTCGACAACCATTCATTTGGATTTTTTTTCCATTTTTCGGGAGATTCGGGTGCAAATGCAACACTCATTTCATTTCCAAGTCCACCTTTTGCAAATTTTTGGCGCAACCAGCACGACTCTTTATTACACACATTTTTAAGTTTTGAACGTAATTGTTTCCACGTTGAGTGTATATTTCCATTTTTAATTTTATTATCTGGATGGCGTTTATTCCATAAAGTTTTTAACTTACATATAGATTGGTCACGTATACATGTATACTTTTTTCCATTACCTTCTGGTCCACACTGCAATTTTTTAAGTTTTCTAGTTTTTTTACCAGATTTATTATGTTTATTATGGCGCTTACTCTTCTTAATACGTTTTTTATGACTATTTTTTTTACTAGTTTTACCCATTATAGTACAAATAGATTATCTTTTGTACTATAATATTAACTTGTATAATATGCTTATTTTGAGTTCTTAATATCTTGTCTAGTATGATTGTTAAATATACCATCGCTTAAACCAGTAACGTTTGGATTAAACATATCAAATCTTTGTTCATTAAATAATAGAGGGTGTGTCTGTGCGTTTGGTTTTGACGCATGTGCAAACGATCTTAATGTATATAAGTCGCTTTCGCTTTGTGGAACATATGTTGCTTGTGGACACGCCTGAAGAGCATAAAACTGATTTCTCATATCAGACTCTACGTCAACATTAGTCGCAAAACCATTCCATGGTGCATTTTTATTGGCAGGATAAAATGTTGTATGAGGGCTATAACTTGGAACTTGTTTTAATGGAACAGAGCTCTGAACAGGAGGTATATCTGTCATAAACTTTGTATACTTTGTTTGAGTTGGACGAAGAGAGAAATATGGTTGAAGACTAGAAGAGGGAACATTTCTATCATATATTCTATTATTATTCATATCGGTAATTTGTGAAGCACTTTCTTCATTGTTTGTGTTCATATTGTCTATATACATACTCTATATTTTTTAGTACATATATTTACACATAGTAACATTAAATACTATTATAAAAATATTAAAGATATACTAAGATACACTATAGACCAGTCTAGTGAAGAAAGTATGTGTGGTATTTTCTGTATTTTAAATAACACAAAAATAACAGAGAATGTTTCTATTGACGGGGAAACCACATATGGTATTGAAACAGATAAGCTACTTATCGATAATCATGCAGTAGAGACATCTTTTAACAGAGGCGTTGGGAGAGGACCCGAGGCGTCTAAATTAATTGACATAAATGAAACAACTACTATTGGATTTCATAGATTAGCTATTAATGGATTAAATACTAATTCTGATCAACCTATCATTCAAGATAACATTCATCTTATCTGTAACGGCGAAATATATAACTATAAAGAATTATACAATATTATGCCCGATTGTAAACCTTCTACAGACTCTGATTGTGAAGTTATTATACATTTATACAAACGTTATGGTATTGAACAAACACTAAATATGCTGGATGGAGTATTTGCATTTATTATTATTGACATGCGCACAAATATAGAGGAAGAAACTTGCAAGGAACATCGTGTTATTGTAGCAAGAGACCCTTATGGTGTTAGACCTCTTTATATGTTGAAGCCTGACCATACTATATCAGACAGTGAATATAATAAAGGTGTCTCAAATACATATGGGTTTGCATCTGAAATGAAATCATTGATTTCGTGTAAACATATTCTTCAACGTGCGAGCATTAGTCAGTTTCAACCAGGAACATACAGTGAGTTCAACTGTTACATAAGTTCCTTGCCCACTAAATCTTTGTGGACACCTGTTAAGAACTTGCAAAACATTCCATATAATCGTCCTGGCTTTAATTCACAAATGATTTACAAAGAAGAATATCTTCATAGAATGCAGATTATACATGACATTCAAAATTATCTTACAGATTCAGTTACGAAACGTGTGTTAGTTACAGATAGACCTGTTGCATGTCTTTTATCTGGAGGTCTAGATAGTAGTCTTATTACAGCACTTGTAAATGAGACATTGAAAAAGACGAATACAGAAAATAAACTTGAAACCTATAGTATTGGAATTGAAGGTGCTGCTGATTTGGCATATGCTAAAAAGGTTGCAGATTATCTAGGAACAAAACACACAGAAGTTATTCTTACCGAACAAGAGTTCTTTGATGCCATTCCAGAAGTAATTAGGTCTATTGAAAGTTATGATACAACTACAGTTCGCGCATCTATTGGTAACTACTTAATTGGAAAATATATCTCACAAAATAGTGAAGCAAAAGTTATTATGAACGGAGATGGTTCTGATGAATTGTGTGGAGGATATTTATATTTTCACAAAATAACTGATCCTATTGAGTTTGATAAAGAAACCCGTCATCTTATTAATAATATATATTCATTTGATGTTCTTAGATCAGATAAAAGTATTTCATCTCATGGTCTTGAACCAAGAACACCCTTTTTAGATAGATCATGGGTTAGTTTTTATCTAGGTATTCATCCTTCACATAGATGTCACTCAGGAAAAGGTTTACCTGAAAAGTATCTTCTAAGAAACGCATTTTCTGAATTAAACTATAAAGCAAAAGATGGCAGAGCGCTATTACCAGATGAAATCTTATGGAGAACTAAAGAGGCATTTAGTGATGGTGTATCAAACACCGCCAGGTCATTGTACGAAATTATACAAGAGAAGATTGAAAATGATGAAACAATTAACAATAATTTGAATAACTTTGATTGGTCATCTATTAAACACAATCCTCCTACAACAAAAGAGCAGAAATATTATCGTTACATTTTTGAATCTGAATACCGTGGCTGTGGAAATGTTATTCCTTATTTTTGGATGCCTCGTTTTTCTAATGCTACGGATTCAAGCGCAAGAACTCTATCTTATTATAAAGAAGTTCAGAATAATAGTCGTATTTTTCAAAATACTACAACATAAATGATTAGTAAAGTAAAATTATAATAAACAAAAGTAGTATTATACAATTTTTGTTTATTTTATATTCTAACTGTTATAGTTGAGTTTGTGTGTGGTGAGTTTGGATTCATTCTTCCTATTATGACCATATTTTCTTGGTATATCTGCGACATCATGGCATTTCTTATATTATTAACGATTAACTCCCAATTTGACATATCATACTCTATTGCTTGTTGAAAACGGTCTATAATCAAGGTTCTAAAAAAATATCTAAGTTCACCTTCTCTATAAAGTGCTTCTATTCTATCAATATCTCCAATTACTGCAAATGCTTCATTTATATATGTTGGGTATAGTTCAGGTCTTATTCAATAGCGCTGTAAATTGTCCATAGTAGCATCCATTACGGGAGTTCCGGGCAATGACATTGGTGGTGTTGGTGGGCGATTTGCCAGTGAACGGGCGACACCTCCCCTTTTCTTTGTGCGTCTTTTAGCCTTAGTCTTCTTTCTTTCCTTTCTTGTGTGTTTTTTATGTGTTTTCTTTTTATGTGTTTTCTTGTTATGTTGTTTTTTCTTTTTCATACTTTTCTTACCACCACGTCTTTGTTTTTTGGGAGGACTTTCAAAAAGTGAGGTCCCTTTCATTCTTGGAAAACGTGGAGGCGAACCAGGGGTCGAAGGATTTGATGGTATTGAAGGGTTTGGCGAACTTGGAGGGCTAGAAAAAGAATCGTCCGTTAGATTATTTGAAGATGACGATGATGTCATTCCATATAAAGAGAAACTATTTGAACCAGAAGATGTTTCTGTATCATTATCACTACCTGTTAAAGAATTCATTCGAGAAAACATGTCTATTCCCTGCTTTCCAGGTGAACTAAATAGCGCGCCATTAATTGGCCTGCCCATATTACCTCGGTCATTTCCATTCCCACGTCGTGATTGTTCACGTTTTTTCTTTTCTTCCCAATTCTTTATACTTTGAGTTTTTCTTTCTACTTCTTTGTCGAACGCTTCTTCACCGTAAGTTTTAATATAGTTTTGAACATCTTCTTGTGGGTTAACAAGATCTATCTTGGAAAGATTACATAATGCTAGTTCAGGATGAAATGGTCTATTCTTCATATCCTCTTCGCCCTCATATGGGTCTACTACAGCAAAATCATCAACACGCATACGATCATTTGCAAATCCTTCCATTCCAATAGAACAGAGATATTTTACAAGGTTCATGTCACTGACATATGCACTATCTCTAAGACCACTTTCATATCCGAATTGTCTTCTAAGAATAGTTTGTTTATCTTCTGGAACACTATCATAAAATTTTGTATAGTCTGCATGATTATCAAGAACAAGCAACCTCATTGGTGCAGTTGTTATAAATCTAAAAAGAATACCGTAATGTTTTACAAACTTTGGTTCGGTGCTAAAAAATGCAGGGACATTAGGTTTCTGAAAATGAGGATACAATGCTGTATCTCCTCTGTACAAAAGCGTGTTCGCGGGTATTTCATAATAACTATACCCGTTGGGGTCTTGAACTATATTAAAATTAAATGTTCTCTCTGGGGTCTCCATATATATTGGTTAGATAAATAGTTAAAATCATATCACTAAATAATCATTTCTTTTATTATATTATATAAATTAAACAAAGATGAACACTTATGAAACACAACATTATTTATTTAACTTCGTGAATAATTTGATGCTCACTCTTTTAGTAATATCTTATATCGGGATATGGCGTTTAGCACCTAATTATCTAGACATGCTACGAACAATAACGCAATTATATATTTCTTTGTTTCTTATTATACGATTTAATCCCTACGCATCTAGACCAAATTTTAGCGAACTAGATAGAAAGGTAGTATTTAGTGCAGGTATGTTCTTATTTACGAGTACAATTATATCAAAGTATCTTGCCAATATTATTGAAAAAACACCTATTGTAAAAGAACATAAGGAAACTGCAGGCATTGCTGTAAAGTATGTATTATAATTTATAGGATTATATTCGTTGGCTTTAACCTATTTTTGTATATTTGTTCTTTTTTTTCTTGTTGTTCTCTGGTTATACGTCTTTGTGCATGTAACAATTTTTCTTGTTCCTTAAATGCATGTTCAACTGTGTTTTCATACCGCAGTCTTTCTGGTCTGCTTAATTGGTCCATTTTATATTCTTCTATATCTTTTATATGTTGTGCAACAGTTTCTTTATGGAAAGAAGGCGGAATAGTAGAAAGATCTAAGTCCATTATTCCTTTGTAGCCTTTTATTATATTTGGGTTTGACATTTTATGGTTTGTTATTATAGTGTGTCAATACTTCAATTTATTTGTTCAATAAAAATATATCCTTTAATAAGATATATTTTTATTCCATATACCATTTTAAAACGAGTTTTTACTTCACATAATTATAACTTAAAAGTTTAATTGAATATATTACTACTGAATTGTGCAGGAGTTCTTTTTTACCATGCTAACTTCTATACAACGGCGCATTTTCAATCGTATCAAAAAAATAATCCCTCCAATTACAGAAACTGAAAAAATCGCACTTAATTGTGGAACAGTGTCTATGGATAGAGATATTTTTCAAGGAAAGGTTAATCATAAAGACTACAAATATCCGCGTCTAAGAAAGAGGGTGTTTTCTCAGATTGAGCTAGAAGAACTAGCTAGCAAGTTTCCTAGTCAACAAATCTATCCAGATAAAAATAATGTTTGTAAAAAAACACTGACATACTTAGGTGAAAATGGGTATTTTGCTCTTGGAATAGATAAAGAATACGAGGGAAAAAGAACTACCATTGAAGAAATGTCAGAGATGCTTACTTATATTACATCTGTAAGTCCATCACTTGGTGTTGTTGTAATGGTTCCTAATTCTCTTGGACCAGCAGAACTTATTCACGAATATGGAACAGACCTTCAAAAAAAACTATATCTCCCACAACTAGCAACAGGTGAATGTATTCCTTGTTTTGGTTTAACTGGACCAAATAATGGGTCGGATGCGACTGGTCAGATTGATATGGGTCGTGTTTGCAAAACTGAGACAGGTTCAACAGTTATACGTGTTACGTTAAACAAAAGATACATTACACTCGCTCCTGTTTCCAATCTTATTGGTCTAGCGTTTTCTGTCGAAGATCCCGACAACATACTAGATAACAAATTGTCTGGTGTTACGGTTGCACTTGTAGAAAAAGGGCATCCAGGTCTTGAACAATCATATTATCATAATCCTCTTGACACAGGTTTTCCTAATGGAACAATTCAGGGAACAATCGATATTGATATTTCTCAAGTTATTGGTGGTCAAGATAATATTGGAAAAGGATGGAAAATGTTAATGGAATGTTTGGCTGCAGGAAGAGGCATTTGTTTACCAGCTACTGCAAATGCCTCATCTAAAGTATCGACACTTGCAATGATGCTTTATACACAACACAGAGTTCAGTTTAAACGCCCACTTATTCAAATGGAAGGAGTTCGTAATAAGTTAGCAAATATGATATATAACACATGGATTATACATGCAAGTGTGTATGTGACAAATAAGATTTTAGATAGTGGTGAAAGACCTTCAGTAATAAGTGCAATTATGAAAGAACAGTCAACTGAAAGAGGTAGACAAGTTGTAAACGATGCTATGGATATTTATGGTGGTTCGGGTATATGTAAAGGCGACAACAATATGATAGAAAAGTTTTATAAAAATGTTCCTATTGGAATTACGGTAGAAGGAAGCAACGTTCTTACTCGTAATTTAATTATTTTTGGTCAAGGATTAAACAAAAGTCATCCTCATATATCTGATATTCTTCACTCTATTACTGAAAATGACCTCAAATCATTTAATACACACTTTGCCAAAATAGTTGGTCACAGTCTAAATCTATATCTAAAATCTTGGTTTGAAATGTTTACCACAAAATCAATTCTTGAGCGACAGACAACTTACTTTGCATGTCTTTCAAATGTTATTGCATTAAAAGGAGGTGCACTAAAGCGAGAACAAAGTATTTCTGCAGACATGGCTGGTATATTATCAAACCTATACTTAGCTCACTGCGTTGAAATATATCATAAAAATGTAAGAATAAGTTCTGTATTAACCCAATGTGTAACTGAAAAGTTGGCAAATGAAAATAGAGACTTATTCAACAGAGTGATTACAAATCTACCTTTTTATATGAAGTTTCCTGTCATGTTTATTCGTGAAAATAAGTATGAGGATTATAATACAAATAAGATAATTGTTGACGAAGCAGTAAAAAATCCATCTGTTGATGAAGTTTTCCGTGAGAACATTTACTTAGACAAAGCATTAATGAACCTAGTTAATTTAAACTCTCTTGACAAGGGAACTGATAAGTACAAAGAAGTTTATAATGAAGTCATTCAAGTAGGAAAGTATCCTATCAAACAAACATCAACCCCTAGGTATAGTGCAGATAAACAACAATGGGAGTTAATATATTAATATCCAATAAATAAACATATATTCATACATTCCTAGTAGTTGGAATATATGAATATTATACCATCATATAATATAGCCTAACTTATGGCAGATCTTGTAGTATCAAGTGTATCTGAATGTGTGAGTTTTGTTAAAACAATACAACGACAGGCACAAGATATTTCTGAAATAAAAGTTATGATGGACGATCAATATCCTCCATTTATGACAGCGTTAACACGTCTAAGCATATCATTAGAAATGTTATCAAGTGTATTTGAACGTAATAGTGAAGAAGATAGTAATGATGATAACTATAATAAACTCTTTGAGTATAACAATTTAAAATTTTCACAGATAGACACAATTAAACTTAAATTATCGCCTATCCAAGACCTTTTTAATCTATTAGGGGATCTTTATTACGAGAATAATTCGTTTTGTGATAAGTTAAGACCTTTATTTAAATTATATATAAAATTTAAAAAGCCATCAACAGTAAAACAAAGACTTCATAAGCATTTTAAAGAGATAGAAGAGTTATTGCCAAAAGTTGTTGAACTTAAAAGAACTATTTTTGGCAGTGCACAAAGAATAAGACACCCTGTTCTTAGAAAAGCTTGGATGTTATCAGGAGAAAATCAACTTAATGATAGTTCATTACCAAGTAACATAATCCAAGACAATTTATACATGTTATTAAATAGTGAAATTGGAGACGATATTATTGATAAATGGAAAATTAAAAAAACTTTTAAAGATGGAATATCTCAGATTGTAGATGATATAGATAATAGAGGAACAACTAAAGGTGATAGTCATATATCAATTGCAGAACTAAACGATTTACCAGATGTAATGTATAGTTATTTATCGCCAGATGAAATTAATGATGATACGTATTATTCATTTTCAAGTAAAACAAAACAAAAAAGTCGTGGTTCTAGGCTTAATAGATATTTATGTATTTTTACAAAAAATGTTTGCCCAGATGATAGTGCTGATGATAGCAACGAAGAAAATAATGATGATAATATTATGGGAAACAGGGCTGATAATACTCAAATAAATGTTTCAAAGGATATTGACTTTAACAACGCACAAACTTTTTTTGAAAAATATACTGAATACTTACAAGAAACATCCTTTTCGAAAAAGAGAGAAAGACTTGAAGTAGAATTTAAACTTCTTGAAACTAAAAGAAAAATTAAACTTGCTGAGAAAAATCATTCAGATGTTACACAATATACACAAGAATTTCATGATTTGCAATCACAGGCAAATAAACAAGAAGAACAAGATGCACAAGATAAGTTAAATGCTTTTAATGTTATACAAAAAATTCAACCACCAAAATATAGTAATCCAACTAATATCAGCTTGATTATGAAATATATAGAAGGAAACCCTCAAATGAATGCAGGAGTGCCTAGAGAAAATAAACAAGATTTAGATGATAATATAGAAACACAAAATGTATCAAAGGGACATATATTGTCTAACACACGCCCAACATGTGTATCAGATTCAGGTAATGAATATCCTTGTATTAAAATAGCATCCGAAGACATACAACCTGAAAAATATGTGCCCAGTATTGATTTAAATAAATATGTACTTACAAATATTTGTTTTAAAATTATAGCATTTGATCAAAACAGAGGTGCAACTGGAAAGGTTCATATAAGATACCAGATAAACGATGGAAAATGTATTAAAGCATGTACTATAATGAGACAACGAAAGAAAAAAGGCAATAAAAATGCTCAAAATAGAGATACCTATACATTTAATATCAATGGACATGAAATGAATAAAAATAGAAAAATTGTGAAAGAGGGTCGCACACAAACAATATCATTATGGTTGTTTTGTCCCGAAGAAAAAGGATGGTATGCAACTGTAAAATCTATTATTTGGGAGCATAAATATAAATGTATAAGTAATTAAAAGTATAGTGCCATTTCTATACCCTTTTCCTGAAAATCACTGTTACATTTTTTATAAAACTCGACATTTTCCTCCGCACAATCGAGTATACATTTATAACACCTTTGGGATTTTGCATAATCAATGCATTTATTTACAATAAGCTTTCCTAGTCCATGTCCACGATAATCTGAAGATACAACAACATCTTCAATATGGCCAACTTTCCCCATATTATGTATTAGTTTTTGTTCTACAAATACGGTAGCAGAAGCTATAATATAATTTGTGTACCCATAACCCAACGATTTTTCTGTATCTTCTATAACAAAAATTATACCCTTTTGTGACGATAAAAAAAACTGAAAATCCATTACATTTATAGACGACGGGTCCAATTGAAAACCATCACTAAGAACGTTTAAATATCCTCCATAATAATCTGGTTCTTTTATTTGTCTTATTTTAAACCTTTGGTTGTGCGTTTCTTCCATGATACTTATATATTTTATTTCAATTCGTCTTTATTATCTAATAAACACGAAATTAATTGTTACTTGAACTACCCGAACTTGTATCATCATCAATATCTATATACCCTGGAAAAAATCTGGTAAAAAATACATGAATATGAGTTACCATTCTTTTTGTAATTAGTTTATCAATATTATAATCAATAGGATGGTTTTGTTCACATAATACATTTTTCATAGACAAGTATTTTTGAATATACTGAGAAAACATCTCTCTATGTTTATCATTCACCTTTTCATTATTATCTTTAATATATAAGATTTTACATATTGTTTTTACTCGAAATAATCTATTCATAATTTCTTGATGTGAAAAACAATGCACATAAGGTTTAACCTTTAGATAATAAACATTTGCAATATCCATTTCTGGATGAAAAACATCATCAAAATAGCACAATTCTATTTGCACATCTTGTGGTATACGACAACATTGAATAAAATCTGAGTATTTTTTGTCTTTTGAAGTTCTACATGGCTCTTGTACTTCCCCATTTAATTTAAACGCAAGAACAATATTATCAAAAATATCTCCGCCAAGTCTTTGTTCAATAAAATCCGTTATACGATGCACCCAATCTTTTGAATAACGATTATTTGTGTAAATCATAATACCTTTACATAATCCCTGTAATTTCTTTTTTTTAAGAGATAATAAAATAGATAGTATTCCAGGTCTGAATAATTCTAAAAATTCATTTAATAGTAGGTTAAAATCATATTGTGTTAGTTTATATTTGACATCATTATATGTAATAAATCGTTGCAATGAATCCCATATATTTCTTATCAAAACAAAATGACCAATTGTTTCATCTAAATCAAATACAACGTATTTATTTGCATTCCCCCGTATCATTCATATAATTAGTATAAAGAATATACATTATACTAGAAATAAAAAGTATACTTAATTTATGATTTATTTATTAAATAGTAAATATTCTATAAAACAAAATTAAATTATCTGTATAATCTATTTTCTTTTCTAATTTATATAAATAAACTATTCGCCCACTAGGGAAACATTTAACTCTTAATTTTAATGGCGTTTAGAGATTTAACAACGAAAGAATATGCAGATATTCTCCAATACTATAATTTTCCAGTGCCCAAACAGTCTAACCAGGTGAAACTAGAAGCAGAAAAGATAATTACTGCAAAATTATGCGGATGTATTAGAAGTATAGCGCGTAACAATATGAAATCAAAAAATAATGTTAAAAATGAAACTTCAGTTGGCGTATGCACCAAAACAGTTATCAACAATAAAGGTTTCGCACGCGGTAATTTTGCATGTAAAAAACCGAAAAGAAGCGTTACTTTAAAGAAAAAAATACATAAAAATAAAAATAGTAAAAAAACACGCAAATCCCCCAAAAAATCTAGACGTTAAATATTTGTATATTTTCATTATTTTATATTACTTTGACATGTAAGATAATGCAGCCAAAATAACCTTTTCTTGGTCATTCAACTTTTGAAACAGAATAACATCGTCCATTTTAACTTCAAAATGACGACCTCGAATATTTTTCATACGCATACAACTATTACTATCAGTAAAAACCAGCTCACAAAAAAATGCTCCTGAGACTAATCGTATATTTTCAATGTCTCGCATATCTAGCCATCTTAAATATGCTCCATTTTTTAACTCGTGTATTTCATCTACATAGATATAACCTTGTAATTTTTTAATTATTTCGACTTTTGCTTCATGATTGATAGGTAATTCGTTAATAATATCTACTTTAACTTTTATAATTTTGTCATTAGTAAAATTAAGAATGTTTGTGTTTGCTTCATTTTCACATGCTGTTTTTAGCAAGTCTGTTGTATAACTCATTATTTAACTATAGTAACTGTTCTGTACTATACAATAAGACTATATGATATAGTGTAGTTGTCTAAGCTAGTTACCGTGTTACTTGTATATTATTACTATTATTTAACTGCTAATTACATATAGTATATGAATTATATGTAATTATTTACCATAAAGATCCAAAAGAACCTCCGCCAAATGCATCATTTGCGGCCATGGGTTCAAATCCGTCATTGGATGATAGTTGTTGGTTTCCCGTGGTTTCTGATTGAGGCTCGGGTCTTAAGTTGTTAATACCAGTGGTTCCACTAGGTTGCGTAGACATTGGCATACCTGGACTTGTAACTGGCATACTAGGGTTGCCAGGTTCGCCTGGAGAACTTGCACCAGATAAAGGTGTAGGTTGTCTCTTAACATTATTTTGCGATCCCGCATCTTCCTTCGCTCCAAAACCTTCTTTCTTTCCCATAATTAACTCTTCTACACGGTCATATAAAATACTGACTTTCTCACCAAGTTTAGTCTGTAAACTTAAAATAATCATAAGTGTTGCGGGTATCATATGAATAATAGAAAACTGTTCATATTTCATTTCACTGTATGTTGGAACAAAAGTAACAGCACGATTAATTAAGAGAATACCCACAAACATAATAATAAGTTGAATAACAATTTCTGCTAAAAGTTCTACACTTCCTTTTTCGTCGTCTGCTTCGGGAACATACTTCTGCATAAGTTTATTTAGAGAAACTACGGGAAAAAGTGCAATAATTGTATATTGAATAACATTCATCATTTCTTTTTTAGATTGTTCGTCAAACTTGAAGACATGTTGAACAAATGTCTCATTAGGACTACCGCCAATAATATCAATATCAGTCATCTGAAGTACCTAAAGAAATAAATACAGACGTATTAATATTTTAATTAGTAGAACTATATTAAATACAAGTATCTTATATACAGTATATGAGTGCATCTAAAGCCATTGCTTCAGCTAAAAATAAAAAGGCCGGTCTAAATAGTCCTAATCCTGCTACACCAATGTCCGAACAACAAAATAATACTACAGATGTTGGATCACAACAATCCGTTACAAAATTGACTATCCCCCAAGCACTTCAAATGATTATGAAACGTTTAGACATAGTTGAAGAACGTATGAATGAGATGGAAGCATCTTTTCAAGAAACACGCGCATTTGGCCAACAAACCGAGAATAAGTATTTGGTTGATGCAAAAGTTTTTGATTCTCTTGTAACCCGTCTTGATAATTTAGAAAATAATAAAGAATCATTAAGAAATATTGAAGACAATAAACAAGTTGACAATGAACAAGTTGAAAATCTAGAAAAATCAGTCACTCATATACAAAATGGAATAAACGATTTTAAGAATGATTTTGTTAAACTGCAGTCTTACGTTATGGATACAAATGCAAAGTTAACCGAAGTTGTATTTTCTATACCAACCGAGAGTATGGTTGAATATAGGGAAATATTTACCAAAAAGACAGATGAAGATATTAATCAAAAAGAAGATGTTAACATTGAGAACCAATGTAGAGATGTATCCGTTCCTGATATTAATGAGCTTAGTAAACTAGACCTTGCAAGTCTTGGCCTTGAACCACCAGTATTAAAGAGACAAACTAATCAAATATTGGAACCGGATGATAATATTCATGTTACAAATATTAATGATATTTTTCCTGATAAAAAGAATAGCGCTGAACTAGCTTCAGAGATGTAGATTAATAATGTTTTAGGAATAAGTTATCTTTCTTTATAAAACATACTTCATTGCAATACTATAATACACACAATCCTAACAAATTTATTTGTTCGCAAATTATATAATGGCCAGTTTCAAAAAACTTATGTCAGACTACGGTCTAGGTGTTATCATTATTTTGCTATTATCTGCCTTTGCAGTTAGTACTCTTGCTGATTACATTAATAATAAAGCTTTAGGTGGAAGTGAAGGTCACGCTAACTTGGCTGCCTCGGCTAGTGCTTACAGTGATGCTCCTGCTCCTGGTCCTGAATCTGCTCCCTCTAACGATGAGGGTGCTGGTGATTTTGCAAGTGTAAGCGGTGAGAGCAGTGCTCCTGCTCCTATCACTAACCCTGCTGACCTTCTTCCCAAGGACAGTAACAACGAGTTTGCCTCTATGGCTCCTACTGCTAACGGTGGAAACAATGCTGCTTTATTAGATGCTGGACACCATATTGGAGGCTCTGGAAGTGATGCTCCTTTAAGAAACGCTAACTTGCAACTTCGTGGAGAAGAGCCCAACCCTCGCAGTTACAATGGTCCTTGGAACCAATCTACTATTGAGCCTGATACTGGCCGTCAGGGTGTTTGCGCTTAAATAAAATCTAAGAATAATCATTAATATCATTTATGAAGTAACTATCTCATAAATGATAATCATAAAAGAATTATTTAGTTATTAAATAGATACAATATAAAATCCAAACATATAGTACTGGCAATTGCTAATAACTAGTAAGTATAATTTGACAATGTTAACAACGTTACTAAAACAAGACTTATTCTTTTATGTTCTATTTGGGTTTGTCATTATATTCAGTCTTAAAATATATTCAGAAAGTGAATTATTTAACTTAAAGTGTATCATTGCTACCAAAGATGGACATAAATACTGTGTAAGAAACAGAGTGTATATTAAAGAAGCTGCAAATCTTTTAGCAAAAACAACAAACAACGCGACAGAGTTTGTAAATAAATTATATGAAAAATATCCCAATGATGCTCGTGTAAAACGATTAAAAGAAGGGTTTAACCCTAAAAAGGTTCAAGAAACATTGCCAACTAGTGAGTTAACTGCGTATAGTGAAAATAAGGGTGAAAAACTAGCATTTTGTTTATCAAAAACAAAACACAGTGAAACACTTATTGATGAAAGCACACTCATGTTTGTATACTTTCACGAACTATCACATGTCATGTCTGTTTCTGTAGGTCATAAAAAAGAGTTTTGGGACAATTTTAAATTTATCTTAACCGAGGCAAAAAAAATGAATATGTATAATCCAGTTAACTACAAAAAGAAAAACCAACCCTATTGCGGAATGAGCATATCAGATAATCCTTATTATGATATATAAATATTCAACGAGTGAATAACGTATTATACGTATAGTATAATATGTTACCTGATAACCGTATTATTTTAAATAAACTTTGAAATATACAATGCAACATAGTCACATATTTTGTGACATGGAGGTGGTATACGTTGTAGTTGACAGTTTGTTCGTTCTTCACTAGAAAACATACTTAACCAATTAGATATGGTAATCACATTGTTCATTTTAATATAATTTTTGCATATTCTCTCTTCGTGATGAGTTTTGTCTATGTATTCAATGCCTTCTTTCTTCTTTTTTCTTACTATTAAGTCAACAGTCCCATTATCTAACATATCTATATAAAACTTTGAAGAAATAGCCCGGGACATATGTAATTTTTTTATATACGAAATGACTACATTATAGTATCTTTCATCTAATTCTTGTTGTTTTCCATCTTCTATTTCTCCCATACTATCACTGCGCGAGCGTTTTTCGTTACGGTTATAAGACATTATATCAATGTAGTAGAGGAAATAGTATTTTACCTATATTACCTCAATATATTTCTTTAACCTAACCATTCTTTTAATCGGTCTTTTGTTTTCACAAGCGACACCATTAAAACACTATATGTTACGGTAAGCAATACAATATCATAAACTACAGCACTAAATCCTGCATTATAAAACCATCGTGAAAAAAAGCTTGTTTTATCTAATGGCTTTGATTTAAAATATAGATAAAAACCACCAGAAATACATAAAGTGGTAACAATAACTAATGTTAATCTATGTGCAATATAGTTTGCATTTAACCCATATATAACACATTGTGCAACCAGTAAATATGCGAATACTAAGAAATAATCAAGTAAAGTACTGCTTAGAAAGTTGTCATAATAATACTCATTCACCATTTTTTGTTGTCCTGTTATAAAAGTAGGAATGTGAAGAATATAAACGATTAATGTTGTGGAGATAATAAATGCAATGGAGTATGCAACTAGTAATAATGTAATCTCTTTTAAAACTGCCATAATACTATTATATATATATTACACAAATATAAAATACAATACATTATTAGTTATAAATTAGTCAACATATAACGATAATAATATTTGTAAAATATATATGAACCGTATAAATAATATTTATAAAGTGCACCTTGTGAAGGGTGGTGATAAAACATTGCCTAGCAAAGTCATTGTATTTTACGGGGATAATGATACAGATTTAAAAGAACTTTTTATAACGGATCCAAACAATAAAAGGTTTTTAGATAGTGCAACAGGAAAGTCTATTTTTAGTCAAGAAGAATTAGAACGTATTAAGAGTGAAAATACAGATGTATTTTTCAGTAAACAAACTATCTACCTAGACGATACTATATTGTCAATAAAAATAAAAATCCTAATAGAACTGATGAATATGGAAGAAGTAAACGAAATGTCAATAGACGAATTATTTTTATTTTGTATGAAATCAGAGACAATGTTTCCACAGGACATGTATAATACATTAACACAGAAACGCAGGGTTGTTTTAACAAACCAACGATTAGACAACACTCTACAAAATATAAAGGGTTTATTTGCAAACGATAACACGGAAATTATATTAAACGACAATAAAGAGTATTACTCTTATGATGATTTACTCAAACTTGATCTATTTGATAAAAATATCAATGTAGTTAGAATGTTAGGACAAAAACTGTTTTTGATTGATTCACACTATCCATTTCCATATAATCCATTCGACATGAAGTATTTTGATAATCTTCTCTATACCGCTAGCACAAATGCTACAAGCACTATGAATAGTAATCTTCTTTTAGACAATGGTATTATTGTAGATAATATTATATACGTATCAACTGCAGAAGATGTATTAAAGTATCACTCAAAGCTTGATAATCCACTAAATGAACAATATCTATTAAGTGTTTATTTCCCTTCACTTGCAAATAATGAGATTTCTTCACTTAATCATTTGCAAGAAAAAAGAAGCAATATCATGAGCGAAACAAATAACCTAATATCTGAAACAACAAGAAACATGTATACAAAAGAAGACATGTTGCACAATGTTTCAAAAATAACCAAAGAGAGAAATATGGATATGTTTGAATATGACACAGAAGGAATTATGGAAATTAGATTTGCAATCCAACAATCATTTGAAATCAATGCTCCTCTTGATATTATTTTTAAACTCATCCATGTAGATAAAAATATTCCTTTTACCAAACTAAATCCAGGTATTCAACGAGAACCAATGTACCGATTATTTGGTGAACAAAAAACAAAAGATCAACGCGTTATTCCTTCATTTACAAAAACAAAAACACTTCAGTTATCTTCCAATATTGGTAAATCAAAATCTGTTGCAGCATATATTCAAATAGAAGAGTCGCCTGATGTTGAGTTTGTTTGCGAGTTTCAAGAAAATGGTGATATGATTATAAATATTAATTCACCAAATACTCTCTCTTTGACACAAGTGAACGACTTTATACTACGTTATGCAAATCCCTTCATGAAACAAATTGCCGACTTTTTATCTGACAGTGGTTATAAGTTTAATCTTTTTTCAGGATTATATGAACAAAATATTGATATCTTACATATAAAATATGGTTATGATGTGCATATAAAAAACTATGAGACCGATTTTGATATCAAAAATGTTCAAAAATGTTTAACACCTGCATTTATTATCAACTCATTTAATGTATCTGGTCGCGATGGAGCGAATATGCGTTATAAAAAGGTTTCAAACTTTAATAAAATGACTAGTAAAGAGGCATTTGTTATTGAACAAGTAAAACGACGCGAGGGTTATCAGGGTGACGCATTACTTGAAAACCTAATGGAAGCACACGATATAGATGACAATGAGGCACGAGAGATTATTGCACGTGTTGCAACACATCTCACGATTGATACTGGAGGAATTGGTTCTAAAACAAAACGTATACGTTCCAATCCAGGATTTCCAGTAAAAATCACAGATATAACAAAAAAATCGCTAAAAACAAAGAGAAAAATACGTATAGAAGTTTCTGGTATTGACAATATGTTCTATATTCAATGTCTTGAAACATACATCAATAGTTTAATATCCCTCTCTGTATCATACAATGATTTGACCAGTATTATTCAAGACTTAGAACAAGTATGCAGTCTAACACAAAATGAAAGTTTAAATAAAGAGGACGTGTTATCTGCACGTGATAAAAATATTGTTAACACACAAGAACTTGTTATTGAAAACGATGAGGTTCAAGTAGTTGATAATGCGCAACCACTTGTGTATGACGGTGAGGAAAAGACAAAAACTGTGAATGCTCTTGACCTTATTTACGGAAGTGACGATGATTATGCAGATTATGATGATTATGACGACGATGAAGAAGATGAAGATATGGACGGTGGTTCACGTAATAAAAATAGAAAATATTCAAAACGTGGTGGTGAAACAGTATCTAATATTATAGGTATGCGTTTAACCAAACCAAATCCATTTGTAAAAATCATGGAAGAAGCAGACAAAGATTTGTTTTTGGCGAAAGGTGATGGAAAGGAAAAGTTTGTAAAGTACTCTACAAAATGCGACTCTGCTTATGGACGACAACCTGTTCTCATGACACTTGATGAATACAAAAATAATATTGAACATGAACGTACTGTTATTATTGATAAATATGGACAAGACGAGTTTTCTTCATTGTCGGCAGAAGAACAAGAAGCTATTATCGAGAAAGAAACTCAACTAGATGATCGTTTTATTGTTACATATGGTTCAAGTCGTGAAAAAAGAAATGTATATGCATGCCCAAGATATTGGTGTATGAAAACAAATAGTTATATTCATCCAAGCGAAATGCGACAGAAAGTTGATGAAAATGGAGAACCAATGGTAAATGAAAAAGGCCAACCTGTATTAGAACATCCCACATGTGGCGGTATTATTCCACGTGGAAGTCAAACTATTAAAAACGATGGAAACTTTGTATTCGAGTTTACAGGACAAAATCGTATTGCAAGTAAAACAGGAGAATATCTTGCCAACTATCCATCATTTTTACCACGTGATAAACACCCAACAGGAAAATGTTTACCTTGTTGTTTTAAGTTTAATGTAGACAAAAATGGTAAGTTATCACGTCCTGATGCACGTATTAAAACAAATATGAACTGTATGAAAGATATTGAGGAAGAAGACACAGAAACCAATAATGAAGAGACAAGAGATATAGAAGAAAATGTATTTCAGCCAGCACAGCCAAAAGGTGATGCACTATATATTCTTGATCAAGCAACTACTCCTGTGCATTTAGGAAGATGGGGGTTTGCACCCATTGAAGTGCAGTATCTTGTCAAAGAATACTCAAGTGATTACATTGCTGATTTACCACGTATGCAAATAAAAGAAGATATTGTTGTATTGTTGCGCCATGGCGTAGAAACGGAAAGTGGTAAAAATCACCCTCAACATTTTTTATCTGCCATGGCGGACGTCATGTTTTATAATGACCCAAACGATAGAAAGACTTTAAAAGATTTTAAAGACTATCTTGTATCAAAGCTTACCATTGAACGATTTGCAAAATATCAGAATGGAAACTTAGTGAATGATTTTTATACAGATATTAATATCGATAGTCAGGATATTGAACCATATAAATCATCACAACTTTATTCATCCACAAACGAAAAAAGTTTTAGAAAATTAGCAAGAGCGTTTGATAATTTCAAGGCATTTTTAATTGTAAACACAACGAATATTGACCATACATATCTTTGGGATTTTATATGTGATAGTGAAATACATGATGTTCATCCAAAGGGTATAAATCTTATTATTCTAGATATTCCAGAAGATGATGGAACAACAAAAGTTGAAATTATATGTCCAACTAATCATTACTCAAGTTTAGTTTATAATCGCGATAAACCAAGTGTAATCTTAATTAAACGAGATGATATATACGAACCTCTGTATTCACTTAAAAAATCATCAAACTCTATTGTATTTCAAAAATATTTTGCACACGAACAAAGTTCAACACCGATGATTTTGGGAGAAATGACACCTAAGTCAATAATAACACTACTCGATAAAGTAATTAATCCGATCTATCAAAACAAATGTACACCTATGCCAAGTTTACGTCGTGATTATAACTTTAAAACACCTATCTTATTGGAAACACTACTCAAATTACTTACACAAATTAAAAGTATATCAGTTGAAGTTTTACGTCATGTATTTAACTATTCATATAAGACCGTTGCACTTGAAGTTAAGATAGGCGAAGGTGTTGGTATTATACCATGCTATCCATCTGGAAATAAATTAACGAACGATATACAACATACGTTTATTGATGATGATAGTCTTTATAAAGGGTATAATGAAACAATCGAGTTTATGAATAAAGTTGTATATCATACCAAGGGTCGTATTCCAGTGTCTCCATCATTTAAACTTGTTGATGATGAAATGATCGTTGGTGTAATTACTATAACCAACCAAGTTGTTCTTGTAAACAAACCATTTGAATTAAGTAATGTAAATGATGACATACCAATTATACGCCATAAGGGATACACAAAAGACAACAGTAGTCCTTCAAGAAGTTATATAGATATAAACATATCTGACAACAAATCAATAGATACAGAGAGAAAAGAATATGTAAATAAAATCAAATTAGAAACTAATTTCTTTAATGCATTCCGCAACACGATACGTATCTTGTTACACGACTATACAAATCTAGAAATACGCGAACAAATAGAAAACACTATAAAATCTAATATGGTTGTTTATTCAAAAAAACTTGATACCATAACTGGTCTTATCAAAGAATTAATTAAACAACATATTCGTTTCAAAGAGGACATTGATCTGAATGCACTCAATTCAGTAAGTTTGTGTATAAATGCTGATAATGCGACATGTAGCGAACGTAATCCAATATGTATTATGGAAGAACGAAATAATAGAGGTATTGTTTTAGATGATAATATTAAGAAAGAACCAGAAGAGGAAGAAGAGGAAGAAGAGGAAGAAGAGGAACCAGAAGAGGAAGAAGAAGAGGAAGAAGAGGAAGAAGAACCAGAAGAGGAAGAAGAAGAGGAAGAAGAACCAGAAGAAGAAGATGAAGAAGAACCAGAAGAGGAAGAAGAAGAGGAAGAAGAAGAGGAAGAAGAAGAGGAAGAAGAAGATGAAGAAGAACCAGAAGAAGAGGAAGAAGAAGAGCAAGTAGGCGGTGCAGATTTATTTCAGTGCGTGCTTATTATACCCAAGAACAACTTAATTACACATAGTATAGACAATGAAACAGTATATGTATACAAAATAGCAGACCAATTATTACGATACACTCGTATTAGGAGATACCTTCTTGATACCACACAGTTTTTAGGCATTACTGATATTGACTTTAACATTTATGATACCGAGGCAATTGTATCACAATCTTCTTTGAAAAATGAATATTTTAACAATCTTGTTCCATACACAGATACTGGTTATGGAAATAAAAACAGTATTGATACAATCAATCCAACCTATATGACAACTGAGTATTCAAAAGAATACGACTACAATAAAATAGTTGAAATGGAACCATTTAGTGCATTTTCTGCAAAAGAGCAGTCTCAGGTTTCAAAATCTCCAGAAAAGAAAAAAATAGTTATAAAAAGACCAGTAAAATTAGAAACAAGCACCAAAATTATGGATGATACCGAGAAAGAAGCGAATGAATAGACTTAAAAATAATAACTTTTTTGTCTATCTATAGTATATACTATTATGAACAGTGTAAACGCAGTGCTTCAACCCGACTTTCATCGCGGATATTGCGATTATTTCTACTACTTGATGGTAATTTATCTTATCATCGGCGTTCTTACTGTCGCTGATTTCCTTCTTTCTGGTATTCAAAACATCAAGAACTTTAGAAGCTTCATGATGAACCACATGGGAAGCAAGCTCATTCAATTGTTGGCCATTATGGTTCACTTCTTTGTTATCCGTCTTCTTTACAGTATGTGTTCTCGTTCCCTTCCTGCAAGAGAGGGTTTTAAGAAAAGAGGAGGATGTGAGAACATGGTTGAAGGAAATGAGGAGGAAGATAACAAGGATTATTAAATAAACAACCACGATAAAACATCAAAATAAATAATACTACTTATAAAATACATTGTATTTATCTTATTACAATGTATTTAAAATTAAAATCCTTCCTCACCATCACTTCCATATTCACATTCATCTTTTGTCTCTTCATATTGTTCTTCTGTAAATCCTCTACTTAAATACTCGTCACGACGCATCTCTTCAAATCTCATTTTTAAATATTCGTCTGCACCAGGAGCAACTCCATATGTAAGAAGAGAACTGGCCACTAACTCATCCTCATTTTCATCTTCTTCTTCATCTTCTTCATTGTTAGTATCATTTACATTATTTACGGGTGTTTCATGTAGTGTGCCATTTGTCTGAATGTTCATATCATTATCACTACCTTCTTCGTTTATTTCAGTTGTGTTAGTTTCAGTATTAGATACATTGTCAACCTCAGTTACATTTAATGTTGTCTCAGAAATAGTTGTTTGCGTCGTATAATCAATCTCTTTTCTAGTATACCAAACAAGACTGAGTGAACTATAAAATCTTTCGGCACTTTCTTTTGTATTAAAACTATGTGTTATTACAAGATTATATCCGGCATCTTTAGAACCGGTGTATGCTTTCACGATGCAATCTCCGCATGTAACAGATGTATTTGTTTCAGTAGGACTTACTTCTGTATCTCCAAAATCAAATCGTGTCTCTTCATCATCAACGGGTAAAACTTCATTTACATTTAACGTTGTTATATTTGCAGTTACATCATTTTCATCATCAGAATCCGAACTTTCATCCTCACTATTATTTTCGCGGTCTATAGATTGAATAGATACTCCAGATACTTGCACATCACCACTCTCGTGAATAGGATTTATATGTTCCTCTTCAGAAATATCACGAACTATTCCAGATACATAAGGTAACTGGTTTACCTGGCTAGATAAAAGATGTCGAATGAAATCGGGTTGTCCTAAAATATTTGTTTCGATAGGAAGTTGATGTATGAATCGTTGTGAATTATCTCCATTATAAAGATTAAATAATTGTTGATGTAGTGTATTATTGACTGCGCTAACAAACATTGAACTTTGTTCTTCATTCTCAGTGGTTGTTTGTGAAAATGGTGCTAATGGAAATGGAACAACTTGTCTGGGTTCTATGTCAGAATTAGTTACTAATTCATTAGCTTCCATATTTTGTGATACATTTGGTTCTGATATACTTGGTGTCTCCTCGCTATCGGTATCATGTTCGCTAGTATCAATTGAACTATCATTGTCATCTGTATCTACTTCCGTATCATTGTCGTTAAGAAACGAACTCAATAATGTAGGCCCACGTCTTCGACCAATAGGCCTGAAATAACTTGATACATAGAACTCATAATCATCTTCATCTTCATATCCACGAATATCACGCGTCGGGGTAAAAGATTGGCGGTTTCTAGATTGAATTATTTTACGCATTTTAGTATAATACCTATCTTGATGAGGGGGTATACATATATATTCATCTTCTCTGTTTCTCATTGAATTATGAAAACATTTATAAAAGTTTGGTGTTCCACAATTATAACGAATGGTACTAATACTTGTATCTTCATTTGTTCTCACAACAGTTCTTTGTCCAAAACGAGAATTATAAATAGCAAGTTGTGATAATTTCTTCCTAAGCTCCTCTTCAGAATCATATCTCTTAGGAAAATCTTGTGCATAATACAGTTGATAATAGAAAAGCAATAGATACGGACGCATTATCTCAACCAATTTTTTCTTAGGAAATCCACAAGATATTTTAATTGGGTGAACCGCTTTCGTATAATATTGTAACATTCTAAGTGTCATAAAATAAAGTTTGTCGTGGTCACTTGTCTTAACTGCATTTTCAATGGCCCTATCACGAATTAATATTTCATATTTTTGAATATATTCCTCATCACTAAATTCACTCAAAAAATATCCATGAAACAGTTCATCAACTGGATAGTTATTTGTCTTTAAATAAAAGTAAAAATTATACAAATGGTGGTCTTGCAATCTGTCGTTATTGTAAGGATTTTTCAACATTAATAATTTTGGAAAATAATCTTCGGTATGACCAATACACGAAACAATTATCTGACGAAGTTCATAAACACGAAATAAATACTTTGTTGAACCATTTACAATGGGATACACACTCTTATCATTTTCTGATATAGGTGTCATCATTAAATCGCTTTGATTTTTTACGTTACTATTACGATATCGAATAATGTTTGCAAATCGTACAAATGCGTGATAATGACGTTGACATTTCATATAGATTTGAACCAACTCTTCAGTTATAGGTTGGTTGTCCGCGAAAAAGCTATTCTCTGGATAACTAATAAATGGATTATCTGGAGGTTCTACAAGTTTTTCAAAACACTGGAGTTTAATTTTAGAATACTCATGAAGTCCAAGAGGTATCTTATCTAGTCCACCAAAGCCTATCTGTTTTCGTAACTCTTTATACTCATTCATCTTGTACATACAATTGCGCATGAACTTAGAATAAAACCATGAGCTATTACAATGTTCAGTATCATCGGTAATAGTATTTAGTTTAAATACACGAACATCGATATTAATATCAGGATTTTTGATAACATGTCGACAAATATTAAAAAATGTATCTGTCATTCTTGTGTTATAAATAAGATATATTTTTATCTACTATGTATATTCAAATGATAGCTTTAACTATATTCATTATTATTTTAATGTCGTCATGCCGTAACGAATATATTTTAAATAAAAATACAGTATCTACACGTATTTTTATTTATCCAAAATGATTATTTTTATTAATATTAATTAAAATCCAGGATTGTAGTCATCATCCTCGCCCATATCGGTTACCTTGATATTAGACGCGTTGTTGTAGATAGACAAGTTTTCTGTGCTACATTCATTGGTTGTATTTTCCTTTACATACATCTTATTAATTCGCTCTGCGTCTGTCATACCATCAAACTCTACTACTTCATCTAACTTCTGCATCTCATTCATATCTAAGAATACTTGGAAACTATTTGTTCCAAACGAACCCTCCTGTCCACACATAATGTTTGCAGATACACCATGCATCATATCTAGTTCACCATGGCGTGCGGCACGCAAGAACATCTCTGGTGTCTCTTCAAAAGATGCCTTTGCAATAGGACCAATATTGTCATTGTTAATACCATGACGGAAGATGGAAATCATCTTGTTAGTATATGTCATTCTATCACATAGAAGACCAAGATGGTGTGCATTCACATAGGTTCCATCAAACTCAATAACATCTACAAGCTCGTTGTAAATGGCCTGTCTGGCTGCCTCAATTCCAAAGATATTGTAAGTCTCAATAATATCGTTACTGAATGTCTTACGATAATCAATGAAATCAAGACCAAGAACGTCTAGAAGATTTGAACCTACTGTATCCAAGACCCAGATGTCTTTCTTTTGGAACTTTCCATCCTTCTCGACAGCATGGTCTTTAATCTTACGCATAATAACCTTACTGATATTCTTTGTTCCACGCAATACAATATTGTTCATTATCTCTTCTTGAAACTTGCGAAGCTTAAAGATTTTGTCAGATTGGTCGAGAGGCTGAGCCTTGGAACCTAGGTTCTTTCCGTCCTTTGCAACCTCATTCATGCGGATACGGAAGAGAAGTTTGTCTGCATTGTAGTCAGAATAGACACAGCTAATTTCGTTTTGGTAACTATTCTTCAATGCAAAGTTAACATCTTCCATGGTAATGTTCTTATCAAGCATAACGTCCGCGTTGAGTTCCATGCGAATAATCCATTTAGATTTTTCAGACTTAGAACCAATACTATCTTGATTACACTCTTCCAATATATTCTCAAACTCATAATATTGACGCAGTGTTGCATGGTCTTCTTCAATCTTGCTAGTATCATCATTAGGATCAAAGCAAATATCAATGTTCTTGATAATCTCAAATAGACGAGTATGCTCTAGCATATTCATAACTGTCTGTGCACGCTCACGTTCTTCTTCATCCTCTTTTTGTAAGAACACCGTAAGTGACGGGTTCTTTGGTTCAGAAGACAACGATAAGATTTCCTCAATACGTGGCACACCACGAGTAACATTTGACTTAGAAGCCACGCCAGCAAAGTGAAAGGTATTCAACGTCATCTGTGTGGTTGGTTCACCAATACTTTGAGCTGCAATCATACCTACCATCTCACCAGGATTAACAATCGCCTTCTTGTAAGTCATGATAACCGTTTCAATCAATAGAGTAATTGCTGCCTTGTTCATTCTCTTTACAACAACAAGGGTATGTGGTGATAAGTTAAAGTAGTAAAGCATCTTGAATAGACGATTAGGGCGCGCAGAACGAATACCTTCAAGAACTGCATATCCCTTCTCCAACATTTCAAATGTCTCAAGTAGAGTAATATCAACCTTTGATGAGCCAGTAATACTTAGCTGTCCTGCAATGTTATTGACAATATGTGTAAATCCAACAGGACAATAGATATGGTCCTCTTTCTTGTTTTTAAAGACCTTTTCAACAACATCGTTTCTCATATCAATCATCATATCAATATACTGCTTTGTCTTCTTTGGTAGAGCTTCGCGCTGAACCTTGGAATTATGACGACGACTAGCTTCGGCATCATAGATATTCCCAATAATACTCTTTGAACCCTTAGCATCTGGAATACTATAATGAGCGTAGATATCTTGAATGCTCATATCAGCAAGATGGAACATTTGCTTCTCTACGCGAATAGGGTCAAAGTTATCATCGCCGTATGTAAACTGGACAATCTTAGCTTTATTTGTTCTAACAGTCATATCATAACTGACTTTCAAATCTTCCATACCCTTGATAAGACGACGCTGAATATAACCAGTAGTAGAAGTCTTTACAGCAGTATCAATAAGACCTACACGGCCACCCATTGCGTGGAAGAACAGCTCCTGAGGGGTGAGACCATTGATGTAAGAACTCTCTACAAAGCCACGGGCGCCAGGACTATCATCATACTTTGTGTAGTGAGGAAGAGTGCGGTTTTCAAATCCATAAGGAATACGCTTACCATCAACGTTCTGTTGGCCAAGGCATGAAATCATGAATGAAATATTCAAATCACTACCCTTAGAACCTGCATTAACCATGGTAACAAAACGGTTGTTCTTGTCAAGACTGTTTAATCCAATCTTACCAGATTCAGCAGTGGCTTGATTAAGAATATTATTCACCTGAGTTTCAAACTCTTCTTTATTTGTCTTACCAGTATTGTTCTCAAACACACCTAGTTGTGTCTGGTCAATAAGGTCTTTTACACGGTTCTTCTTGTCATCAATTACCTTAATAATATCATGACTGGTCTTGTCGTCCGACAACAAATCACTAACACCAACACTAAATGCAGTGTCACAAAGGTATTCTGTTACAATATTCTGTAGATCATCTACAAAATTACTTGCAGCCATGTTACCATAATCATTACAAACGCGTTGCAATAATCCACGACCAGGACCACCAAGAACGCCCTTTGTCATCTGGCCACGAACATAACGACCATCCACCACCTCAAGCACCTTGTTGGAAGTCTTAGGGTCGTCATTATCATTCAAAGGCTTTGTATTATATTTCAAAGACATTGGTGGCATAATTTGTGAAAGCAAGTCAAAGTTGCTAATACGACCGTCTTTCATTAACTTAGACTCATCAATCTTTGTAGACATCATGAGCAAGTTCATGGCACGACGCTTCTCAAATGTCACGTTCTCACGTGTAAACAAATGACAACCAAGCATGGAATCTTGGTAAATACCAATAATAGTGGCATTATTGGCTGGACTAACCATTTGGTATGGAACTGCCGCCAAACTGCGCAGTTCTGTTTCTGCCTCCACATCCTGAGGCATGTGTAAATTCATCTCGTCGCCATCGAACGTAGACTGCATATATGCAGTCGTAACCCTCAAAGTTTCCTAAGAGGACGGACTGTATCTTAAGCAAACTCAAGTTGATTAGACTATCATTGTTCACCCATACCCGTTCAGTCTCTGAATGCCTAACATATCCTATCATAACGGACTTAGTTAGTAACACTGCTGATTGCCCAATCCTTAACATTATTACCATCGGGTTCGGCTGCTAACCGAGATCCCCCATAATGTTTCCAATATGGGGTGGTAGTTAAGGCTCTAAGGGGATTCCAGCATCAAGGTATGTCGCAAAGAGTTCGGAATATTTATTAGGAAGTTGTATATTTTTATAGTTGTGATACTTGTTTAATATTGCATAATGAGATACGATTTGTGTGCTATCTATTCTGTTACATTTTGCAAGATTTTCAGTTGCTGATAACGGCATAGTATTTCTCCAGTTAAATGCCATAAGTTGTTCTTCGGGATCGTCTAAATCGAACTTGGATATTGGAATGACATGATCAATATGCCATATTGAACCATAATTCTCTAATGTATAACGATTGTCATAGTTCATTATCCAGTTGATGTATTCGCTCGTTGAACAACCAAGATATTCGATTGAGCTTTTTTCCTTGTGATGTTTCAAACAATTATAAATACGTGTTCGCACATATCGTTTAAACTTTTCCACAGGTTCATCTCTTTCACAATCTCTGCATTTCAATCTGTTATGTCTAAACCGATCTCGATGTTTGATTTCATTGCAATATCTACAGGTTTTGTTTTCAATACCAATCTTTTCTTGCTCTAATTGACGTTGCGCTCTCCTTTCTATAACTTTTGTCTTCTTGAAAGCTGTTGCTTTATCAATCAGTTTTTGACGATGTGTTTCGTCAGATTGGTATTTATTTCTCCTCCTGTCGTTATTGCATACTTTGCAAATGTTACGATTTTTGATAAACTCGTTGGTATCTTTTGTAATATTGCAGGTATTACAAGTTTTATGTATCGCACTTATTGGTTTTGTATCACTCATATATAATATACTTATACTTTCTTAAATTAGTTTCCTTTAATTCTTTACTAGGGGGTATCAACCTTTTCAGTCCCCCTGTTGCCGACCTCGATGGTCTGATTATTGATCGGCATTGTAAGGTTTCGTGTCCGCAACATTCATGCGGAACGTATCACCTTTTTCCATGATTTTTGCGATGTGGCACATCATGCTCATTCTGTGCAACGTTGGTTGACGGTTAAAGAGAATAGGATCTCCGTCCATCATGTGACGATGAACAATATCACCGTCTTCCAGATTGAGCGTGGCTTTGTCCACATATCGCAGGGTGATTGAATCACCATTCTTCTTCTCTAAAATCTTTGCTCCTGGATGGATGTCTGGTCCATTGAGAACAAGTTTGGTAAGGAATGCTCGGTTACGAGCGTTTACAACTACAGGCTTGGTAATGTTCTTGGCGATTTTCATGGGAATACCAAGCTCACGGATAGAGATGTTAGGGTCAGCCGTAATAACAGAACGGGCACTAAAGTCAACACGTTTCGCCATGAGATTGCCTCTCATACGACCACCCTTACCATTTAGGCGGTCCTTAATAGACTTCAATGGTCTTCCAGAACGCTGTGCTACAGAGGCAACTCCTGGTATCTTATTGTCTATTTGTGTGGCGACATAGTATTGCAAAACAGTTGCCCAATCTTCAATAATATTTCCAGCTGCATTGTTATCTATCTTTTCCTGTAAAGTTTTGTTTGTTTTGATAATATTGCAATAGATATGCGTCAAATCATCTTCACTTCTTTGCTGTGCGTCGTGCTTAACAGAAGGACGAACTGCAGGAGGGGGCACAGCAAGAACCTGGCAAATCATCCAGTCAGGACGGGACCACTTTGGACTAAATCCCATAAAGGCTACGTCCTCATCTGAGATACGCTTGAATATCTTAAGGACCATTTCAGGAGTTAGCTTAATAGTGATAGCCTCTCCGTCCTCTTGCTTCCATTCAGCAACAATTGTAGCAAGACCCTCTTTTTGTATCTTTCGTGGCTGAACACAACCGCACCCACAATCAATCTCATCACCACATCTCTTTACAGCACTTGCAATAGGAAAGATATACTTCCATCTCGCATCTCCGTCATAGTTTAATGCGTTGCTATATGTTTCTTTGGATATTTTTAACTTACTGCATTTAAAGCATACACATCTCAAGATTTTTATAATAGATTGGAGGTATTGAATGTAATACACAGGCTTAGCAAGCTCAATATGACCAAAGTATCCTGGAGTTTTTAAGTAGTCAAGACCATCAGTAAGACAGACCAGACCAGGCTCAAGAACACCCATTCTAGGGTCAAACAATCCTCCAATAACTGGTTTATTGTTAATATACGTGTCACGACTAGTGATTTCCGCAACAGACGAGTTACGGATTTCATCAGGCGACAGTATGCTAAACTGAATACCAAGTATCTTTGAGGGAATGATGTTTTGTGTTTCAGACATGATTACCTTCCTTATAATAATGTACTATTTTTAGATTGTTATTCGATTCAATTTACAATATAAACTATTAATTAAAACAAATATTTATAATACTTATTTTAATTATTTGTATTTATAAGTGATTACTTATTTTCAGTATCATCACAAACTATAACTTCGTATTCTTTCCATTTACTAAGTGCAATACTTTCTGTTTCATTTATAGCACCATGAAATCCTCCAAAATAATGACCACATTCCTTCCCCTTTTCTTGAGCTTCCTTAGATTCCTTTATAATAGCGTCAAACCATTGCATACCAGTTAATGTCCAACCTTTGCCGGTTCTTCCAATAAACCTATCTTTATCTTTATTCACATAAGGATTGTAATTGTTTATCTTGACATTATCATCATGGACATATATTCCATCACATGATGCATAATTATTTCCTCCATCTTTATTCACCAAACGGATTTTAGTAACATTTTCATACAACTTATCGTTTCTTTCGGCTTCTTCTGCTTCCTGTATAATCATATACTTTGAATAGTCTGAATCCTTATTCTCTGAATCCAATATATTTTTATTTATGTTTTCCTTTTCAGTATCAGTGAGTGATAAATATATTTGAGATTTTACAACAAGTTTAATATTAAGAAACGCATCTATAGTCTTGTTCTTCTTATTTTTATTTTTATTCTCTTCGGAGTTAAATAATACTTCTTGTTGGTCTGGTTGGGTTGGATCAACACCCCTCTCTTTTAATTTCTCTTTTAATAAGTTTTCTGCTTGTTTCTCAACACGTTCTTTGTCTTTACTTACAGGAACCTCAATATCACGAATAAGATAACGTACATTATGAAGATACGATGTCATAGCACCTTCCATATCCACAGCGTTCAAAATATGATCAATAATTATAATAAAAAACTCATCGGGAACATTACGAATATATGTATCCATTCTAAACTTACTTGTTCTTATCTTTATTTCTTCATCATCATGTTCCTCACTTTTATACAATATGTTATAAAAACAGTTAAGAATTTCAGTTATAAAAGTAAACTTCTTTTTTTTCATCGTATTTTTATGGTCTAACTGTTTTTGTTTAAATGATACATCTTCTATTACCATACCATTGTCGTCTTTATTATCTTTTCGATATTTCTCTTCGTATTTGTTAAAATCTTTATTTAACATATCAAAATATCTCTTATATCTTTGTAAAATAACATGCACATTTGTAATCACATCTCTTGTTTTTCGAAAATTTTTAATCTCATTTTCAGTTATTACAATAACCTGTCTTTTCTTGAGTTGGTCATAATACTCAGTTGTTGATTTGTTATCATTGTTTTGTATAATAGTTATAAATTCATCTATGTCATCTGGTATATATTCTTTTTTTTTATTTCTTCTATCTTGAGATGGATCATATACACATTCTGCTATACCACCCCTACCACAACATGAATTACCCTTCTTACGTTTTGGCAATGCTTTATATATAGAACTGGCTTCTTGTAATAGATTATACATGTCATTGTCTTTTTCATCTTTATTTTTTTCAATTGTAACCATACGACCATAGTATTGATACTTAAACTCCTTTGCATCATCATTGTATTCTTCCCATTCAGTTTGCATTTCTCTAATTTTACTAATTGTATGATTATTTTCTCTCTTCATCTGCATAATAGATTTATCCTCAACAATACATCTACGAAGGGTTATACTTTCTAAATCATATGTCTGATAAAAATCTACATGATAAAATGTTGTTGTTTGTTCAGACATACTTGTTTCACTTGAATATGAAAATCCCATACTAGTAAAATATTTCATCCCAAGTTCGTTACAATAATTAAACATAGAACGATGTTTATCATAAAAAACCATTTCATGATGCACCTCGTTCATACCATTTTGTCTTTTTCTAACAAAATCAACAAGTAAATCATTTTCAATATAAAACTCGTAACGAAAATATTTATTGTTCTCTAAAAACTTTGCAATAAGAAGATCATTTCTTCGATATTTAACTACATCATATGGAACATTCGAATCACAAATAATTTTTTGTATTTTAATGCACCAAGGTAATTCATTATTTGTAGTCTCAAAAAATATTTCACTTCCGTTATTGTCGTAACTTAAAACCAAATCAGTAGACGATTTCTTTTCGGTATCATTTGTACTTCCTACTCCTGTCTCAGCAGTTACTCCTTGATAACTTGTGCTTACACTTGTATTATTACTTTCTTGACTTGTTTTGTCGGTCGAGTAACTCCATCTAATAGATTTTGCACCAAAACTTTGCGATAAAAATATTAAAAAATCATGAACATACGACTTCATCTGGAATGAGTATCTATCTACTGTGTAATAATTAATAGTTTGCTGATTTACAAAATTATAAGTATCAAATAATATGTATAAAACACCAAAACAAGGATATTTTAATCCATTATATAAAACTCGTTGTGTATTATTAAAATTGGCGCACTGATAACTATCTGCATCATTAACAAAATTATCAATTTCAACAATATGAATATTTTTCTTTTGAAATTCTTCAGTAATCTTGTTATAATATGATTTCATTGAAAAGGTATTTTTAAAACATGTCCTCATCTTACTTTTTTCAAAAAAAATGAGGTATTCAGGCTTTTTAATACCATTTATCGAAAAGTCGTATTTTTTGGTATATCCGTTTTTATACTTCATACTACTGCGTTTCATTACAAAATACTTATATTATAAATAAATATATTCTTGGCGTAAATAACGAATATATTTATTTATCAAAAAATGTTGTTAATATATATATATTATATAAGAACTTCAATGGATACAAAATATCTATTAGAATATTCCGTTTATGCATCTCTCATTATACAAGTGATAACTGCTTTAGCAAACATATGGGTTTTGCAGTACAAAACGCCAAAAAGTGTAAATCTTATACGTGAACTTATATATGCAGAACTAGGTGTTCAACTTATAGAAGTTATATTTTATATTTGGCTTGCATACAACTTTTTTAAGATTAAAAATATCACACCAGCTCGTTATTATGACTGGATGTTTACTACACCAACTATGTTGATTACCTTAATTTGTTACTTTGTATTCCTAAAATACAAAGACCAGTTTAAAGACACATCTACCCTTAAAGTTGTTGACATTATGAAGAAGGAATACATACCATTACTTATTATCTGTGGGTTGAATGCACTTATGTTACTTATGGGATATCTCGGTGAAATCGGAAAACTTCCTATAAATACATCTGTTTTCATAGGAAAAATTGTATTTTTGGTCTATTTTTACATATTGTATAAATACTACGTTCAAGGCGTTAAAGAAACATACATACTATTTTCTATTTTTATGACAATTTGGTCGTTTTATGGCGCAGCCGCACTTCTTCCTTACGATTGGAAAAATATTTCATTAAACATACTAGATTTGTTTTCTAAGAACTTCTTCGGTGTATTTTTGACAGTGATTTTGTATCAATCAATCCATCATTAAGAAAATTATTTAATACGTTGTTACGTATATAGATATTTATAGTTATATTATCTATATATGGTGACTGTTTTAGTAACAGGTGGTTCAGGATTAGTAGGAAAAGGTATTCAAAATGTGTATAAGACCAGCAAATATGCTTCGCATAAGTTTATTTTTATGACAAGTAAAGACTGCGATTTAACAGATTATAGTTCAACAATAAATTATTTCACATTAATTAATCCAACATATGTAATACATCTTGCTGCAAATGTTGGTGGTTTATTTAAAAATATGGAACATAAAGTAGATATGTTCCAAACAAATATACTTATAAATAATAACGTTTTACTAGCTTGTCATAAATGTAATGTAATAGAAATTATTTGCTGTTTAAGTACATGTATTTTTCCAGATAAAACTACTTATCCTATTAATGAAACTATGTTACATAATGGTGAACCGCATAGTTCAAATTATCCATATGCATATGCAAAAAGAATGCTTGAAGTACTATGTCGTTCATACAATGAACAATATGGATATAAATATAAATGTATTATACCAACCAATATTTATGGAGAAAATGATAACTTCAACTTAATAGATTCTCATATTATACCTGCTTTAGTTCATAAATGTTATCTTGCTAAAAAAAATAATACACCATTCGTTGTATATGGTTCGGGAAAACCAATGCGTCAGTTTATTTATAGTAAAGACTTGGCAGAACTTATTCTCTGGTCATTATTTGAATATAACGATAATAGTCCAATTATATTATCAGTTTCTCCATGTGATGAAGTTTCAATAAAAGATGTTGCAATTCATATTGCAAAAGAATATAATTATACTGATAATATTGTTTTTGATACTACCAAATCAGATGGACAATATAAAAAAACAGCTGACAACTCAAAACTTATGTCACATAGGCCACATACTACGTTTATTAGTATTCAAGAAGGTATACATAACACTGTTGATTGGTTTATTAAAAATTATGATTTTTCGAGAAAATAATGTATACACTAGTAAATTGAACATCAACTTAAAGACTAATGTCTATCATTAAAGAGCATTTCACATCTTACAACTTTTAAAGTAACATGGCACGCACAAATAACGATAACAAGGACAACAAGACCAAGGCTGAGACGAAAACTAAAGAGACGTCTTCAGATAAAAAAGGTAAGTCTGAGCCCACCAAAAACAGAAAAAGAGGACGAGGTGATGATAATGATGGAGACGACGAAGAGGACATTATGGACGAGTTTGAATATAAAAAGTTCTTAAATAAGTTGTTTCCATCCAAGCACTTGTCAGAAACTGTTGAGAAGGGCGAACGCTTGAAACGTGTTCTCAAGAAAGACATTGAGGACAAAGAAGACGAAGAGGAGGAGAATGGTTCAAGTTCAAATGAAGGTATCGAAATGGAAGTAGAAGAACTACCCGTAAAAAAATCAAAGAAAAATAGGGTTGTATCTAAGTCCAAGGTAGAGAAGTTTGCGGATGTTATTGAAGATACAGAGGATGAAGATGGAGATGATGAAAGTGTTAAAAAGAAGCCTAAGAATAAAACAGAAAAAAAGACATCTAAGGCAAAGGCAGGTAGTAGTGGAGGCGGTGGTAATTATAATATTATCTTTACTATCGGTGGTGAAGATTACAATGAAGAAGACGACGAATACGAAGAGGAAGATGAGTCTGACTGGGAAGATGATGAAGACGAGAGTGAGGATGAAGATGCGAGTGTATCAAGTGTTACAGACTCGTCAGATGAGGATGAAGATGAGAGTGAGGATGAAGATGATGGAGAAGTAGAGGAAGACGAAGAAGAGGATGAATATGAAGAAGAGGATGTTCCTGTTACACGAGGCAGATCTAAGAGAATTGCAAAGAAGAGCAATGAAACAACAAAAATCGAAGAGTCAAGTAATAAAAAGAACGATGATACCGAAAACCCAGTAGATGTATTAAATACAATGAAGAAGTTGTGTGCAGAAAACTCTGGAAATAAACTTCTACAAGAATCTATGAAAATGGGCATTGACCATTATCAAAGTAAGGTTGATAAGGTCGACCGACAAAAAGAACGCAAAGAACAAAAACAAAAAGACAAGAATTCTCGCATCTTCAAGAAGCTTCTTAGAAATAAAAATAAGACCAACGATTATACGTTCTTTGACGGTCTTGAGAAAGAAAAGCAAATCAAGCTTATCAAAGAGGTAAGAGAAGTAAATAAAGTATCCAATGTAGAAACACCATACCGCATTGGATTACTAGAGACGAATATCCCACATAAGTATAAGTCAATTGCTTTTAACAAACTAGAATCACTTAAGTATATGGAACCAGGAAGTGGTGAGTTTTATAAAATCAAGAACTGGATTGATACATTTATGCGTATTCCCTTTGATACATATAAGACTCTTCCAGTGAATATTACAGACGGCGTTGAAAAATGTCACGATTTCATGGAAAATGCACAGAAAACACTAGACGATGCAGTATATGGTCTAGATGATGCTAAGATGCAAATCATGCAAATGCTTGGACAATTGGTTACAAACCCACAGGCTATTGGAACAGCTATTGCAATCAAAGGCCCAATGGGAACTGGAAAGACTACACTTGTAAAAGAGGGTATTTCCAAAATCCTAGATAGACCCTTTGCATTCCTTGCACTCGGTGGTGCAACAGACAGCAGTTTCCTAGAAGGCCATTCTTACACTTACGAGGGTTCTGTATGGGGAAAAATAGTTCAAATCCTACTCGATAGTAAATGCATGAACCCAGTTATTTACTTTGATGAATTGGATAAAATCAGTGATACACCAAAGGGTGAAGAGATTGCTGGTATCCTAACACATCTGACAGACACTACACAAAACTCACAGTTTCATGATAAATACTTTTCAGAAGTAGATTTTGATTTGAGCAAATGTCTCTTCATCTTCAGTTATAATGATGAGCACAAGGTGAACCCTATTCTAAGAGATAGAATGTATCGCATTCAAACAAAGGGTTACGATGTCAAGGAAAAAGTTGTCATATCAAATAACCACGTGCTACCAAAAATTAGAGAGCAAGTTAAGTTCTCAAACGAAGATGTTGTTATTCCAGAAGAAACTATTCGTCATGTTGTTACAAACTATTGTGACAAGGAACACGGTGTTCGAAATCTTAAGAGATGTTTGGAAATTATTCATACCAAAGTCAACTTATACAGACTTATGAAACCTGGAACTAACCTTTTCAAGAAAGAAATGACACTAGACGTTTCATTTCCACTTACAGTAACAACAGAAGTTGTCGACAAACTTCTTAAGCGCAATGATGGCGTCGACCCATCTCTTAGAATGATGTATCTATAAACTTTAATTAATATTATGTAATCTATATAAATAGATCTTTTTTATTACTATAACCTAGCCGTCATGACGAAACAACAAATTCATTTACATAAACCTGCTCCTTGTCCTGAAGGAGCCTACGCCGACGAACTTTCTATTTCGGCTTATAGAAAAGTTATCGCAGGTATGCAACAGCAACGAACGGTTCTTCAACTTAATAGTATGGTAGGACAAGATCCTTCTAGAAAAACAGCAATGCAAAAGATAGATGAGCATATTACTAGTTTGGAGAATACATTAAAGAGTGTATGTAAACATAACTATGTTGAGGATTATATTGATATTAATCCAGACAGAGGGACGTCAATAACATATTGTGATAAATGTTTTCTAACATTTCCCACTCGTTAATACTTGTGTGGGATAATTTCATAATAGATATAATATATTATCTATTATGTAATTTAATTTTTACGTTTACGACGGCGTGTTTTGCGACTTTTGCGACTTTTACGACGACGTCCTCCCGCGGTCTTCTTGGCATGCCAAGAACCTCTCACTATATTACTCCCCCTACTTCCCATACTTGCAACACTATCTCTAAAGTCGTAATCACTGTCTACACTTGCTATAGAACTACGGTCACTTACAGTAGACGCACGGCTTGACATTGACCCAATAGAATCACGAACCATTTCATGAGTTTTTTTCTCATAATTAAAAGTTCCCTTAGATGTTGTTACAGTAACTTTGACTGGCATATTATTTTTCCATGTGCCTGATACTACTGTTCCAGTTTTCTTAGCGTTAGGGTTCATGAATGTTTCATCTGGACCATGCAGAACATTATCCGATTCCCAACTTCCAGTTCCAGAAGCACGACCTTTCCCGTTGGTTTCTTTATCTCCACAATCTACTTCACCACGATAAATACCAGTTCCTGGATAATAGGGATCCCAATCGCTTAAATTAATTCGTTTTTGATCAATACGAATACCTTTTTCTACACCAACACATCCCTTAACAGATGTTTCATTACCACCACTTCTATTTTTTTTTGAAGCATTTCTAACACGTCTGGTTTTTGGTTGTTTGTTATATTTTACCATCTATATTATAACTAGATAATGTTATAATATAGATTTTATTTAGTGGGTAAAACGATTTCCTCCTCGTGTATAGAATGATTCGGTAAACTTACCATCCATTGTAAGATTTTGGACCTCACCACTAGTAGGGTCAATCTTCTCTTTCTTAACATCTTTACATTTATTCGCACAATCACTAGTTCCGCATTTTTTTAAAGAACTTTCTTTTTCATTTGCACCCTTAATGTACGCATTATCTTCACAACTTCCTTCTTTATTACAACTATCTTCTTTAATCTGTTTATTTCCCCATACTACACATGGAGAATACCACGGAGAATCACATGCACATTTTTTATCATGAATATTTTGAATACGAAGAGAAACTTCATTATTATCACCCAATAATTGAAGAACTTTATCATATGCTAAATCAATAACATCAGTCAATGTATATGTGCAACAAGAACACAAAACAAATGCACTAATTACCCACAAAAGAATAACTATCAATATTACTTTAATAACTGACAACTTAATTTCACGACCTAATATTTTTATGTCAATTAATGTTTGATTTAACTTAAACTCGAACATATTTACTTTGTCTATATATTGGTAATTGATTATTATTTTGTTTCAAAATAATCCAAACAAGAATTATAATCACCAACCGTTAACCCTCCATTTATAATAAAATTACTGTGTGTAGTAATTAAGTGATATAAAATGTTATCTTTATCGCCTGCATTTAATTCATCTTTATCTAAAAACTCGGTTAGTGTAGAGTTATTTACATTAAATACATTTTCAGAGCCATTTTGTGCATAAATATTATTTCCGGCACCCTGCATTTCATATGTAACTTTCTTTGAACCATATACGGTTGTTTTATATTGTGAAATATCACGACCATCTATAATAACAATTCCAATAACTATATTTCCTAAATCAAGTATATCACCTATACGTACTTCACTTATTTTACGAGGCGCATCATTTTTTAAACTTACAATCGTATTTCCAGTAAATCCTCCTTCAAAAAAGGAATGAATATGTTTTCCATTATATAATTCCGAACCTTCAATATTTACATTAATAGGAAAGTGAAGTAATTGTTTATTATAATTATAAACTTCACCTGGCTTAATCATATCGTCCCAATCTGCAAAAATATGGTCTCCTATATGTATTTTCTTTGTGCTGACTGCAAGACAATAAACTTCTTTTATTTTGTGATTTTCTTCTTTATCACATATCATAAACTCGGGATGCGACTGTGCCATCTTCCATGTTCCATCATGCATAACATAATGCTCTCTTGTAACATAAATATTATCTAATTTACCAATATTATCACTATTTGAATAAATCATAAATGCTGTAACAATACCCCCATCTTCTAATACATCACCATGTCTTACATCTTTAATCTGTATAATACTTCCATCTTGTAATTTAATTGGAGTATCACCTCGGAAACAACCACCACCGCGACCAGGCTTGCCAGGAGGTTTATTTTTTGGCTTTATATTCATAATAATCGCCATCCACGTTGTTGTATACGCAAGAGGTATCATAATACCAACAAACAAAGTCGTCAATGCCGCAGCTACACCCCATGTCCAAGGCATCATCCATGCAATAATAATCATCGCAGCCAATGAAACAAGGAATATAATACATAATACTAATAAAGCACCTAATGCAGACTTAACTGCATAATACCCACCTAATGCCGTATAAATGCCTGCTACAAATATACCTCTTATTTTTGCAAATAAATCTTTTAAAGACATTACCATTTTTTGCAGTATAATAATAAACGATGCAACACGGTTCATAATATTGGCAACAATCTTTGACATTGCGTCACGTATTTTCTGGAATGCTTTACGTATTGCCTGTAAGATACCAATTATCAACTTCCACATGCCAAGGATTGGATACAAAATAAAATAAATTGGCTTCATAAAATTACCTGCAATGTTTTGCAATATTTGATTTACACAATATGTTGCATTATTACCTGCAAACTTCGCCCAACTTACATTTTTTGGTCGCATAATATAACCAGCAAAGGGCATATAAACAGGATTACATCTATGTGATGTCCAGTTGCGACGCACAGGTTCAAAGTTTTGATTTATTCTCATAAACTGGTAATAAAGAACAAGTAGGTAAATTAATAGGACGCAAAAGAAAACAGATGCTCCATACAAGTCAAAATAAGTTAACTTGTCGTACGCCTTATTAATAAAATCTATACTTTTTTGAATATTGCTCATATAATGAACATGGATAATATTCATAGAAACATAACCCTTAACAATCATAAGTTCTACATTTTACAATAAATTATTTTGGAACAAGGTCGTCTTCCCAATCCCAAAACATATGTCCCCCAAGAGGAATGGTGTGGTTATCTGTTATAAGACAACTAAAAGTATCTTCTTTCTCTTCAGTTAAAACAGCATCAGGATGTTCCTTTACCATTACAAACTTTTTCTCTCTATCACAGAATAAATAATGTGAGCCAGTAACAAATATCTCTTTTTGATTATCATTTTCGTCTTTTGACATAACCTTATAGAAACATTCATCGTTTGCATTTGCAACTTCAAGAGTTGCGTAAACCTTTGTTCCATTGCTTAATACATCTCCTAATTTTACTTTATCCATAGCAACTTTTTCTCCGCTCTTAAGTTCAACAATAGTATTCTTTCTAAAACAGATTGCTCGTACCATTTGTCCAGGTGGACCATTCCATGCACTTTGCATTGTTTTTACAGAACCGTCCATCGTATATAAAAGAGTTACTGCAATACCCATAATTTTTCCAACACTATCTTTAACTGCCATAGCCATTTTTTGACTTTGAATAATTGTATTTGCAAAGATACCCATAATACTTTGAACAATAAACATAATGAAATCACGAATGTTGGAAATCATGTAACGAAACTTCTGAAGTGAGCTAAACACATTCCCAGCAAGCGAGCCAATATTTTTCATTATCCATGTAATAGGAGCTAATAACACTCCCATGTAATTTGCCTGCATATTTTGAACACAATATGAAAAATCCTTTTGGACATCCTTTGAAAGAGGTAAATACATTGGATTACATCTATATTTTGGCCAGTTTTTTCGTATATCGTCTATCGCGATAAAAAGCATCATACCTAGTGCCAATGCAAGATAAGCAATAGTCACATATGCAAAATTAAACCAATCACTTCCCTTAGGCATAATAATTATAAACTAACTTATAGTACGAAAATATTATTGTTTACAAAACAATACTATTTACAAAAATAATTTAACGACGAGAGCGTCTAGAACGAGACTTCTTAATTGTCTTACGTCCGCGTCTTTTTCTCATGCTCTTCTTTGCCTTTGACTTTTTGTGTGTAGACTTTCTAGATTTTCTACGGCGTTTTCCTCCATCTTGAGGTGCTGGTCCAGGATCATCATATTTTGTGTTCTCTGCTCCTTGATTTGCAACTTGTTGGTTCTCGCTTACCTGATTTTGTGAACTATATGGTCCCGCAGCAGTCTCGCGGACGGGAGAATCAACACTGACAGCTTTGACTTGTCCATCAGGTGCATTACCGCCATGCTGATGGTTTACACAACTACTACCACCATGATGTTTGTGACCACAGTTTTTACAACGACCACCAGTTTGCTGAATATTATTTAAATTATTTAAATTATCATTATCAGCAGTTGCCGCATTTGCAGCATCTTCATTGGGATTAGTAGCACCATTACTATACCCTTTGGTTTCTGGCGGTGTCGTTCCAGGTCCAGTTCCATCATCTCCTCCCCTCATACTCTTTCTTTTTCGATGATAACGAGCCATACGTAATTATATAGTACAGTAGGATTATTCTTTATTGATGAAAAATAATTACAATTACAATGGTATAAATATAACTATTTTACTATATATATAATATTCGTTAAGAGAAAAGATGGATGACTCACAAAGACTCCAACTAAAAAAAATGATTGAGGTTAATAATACTCAAGACAATACTGAAAATATTCGTCGTCTTAAGCATAGCAATAAGTTAATTGAGGATATTAGAACTCTTCAACAGTTAAAGTTCAAACACAAGGGTGACCTTGAAAAGGTTCAAGAAGATGCAACGAATATGTGCAGTTTCTTGCATACAAATTATACTGACATCTATAACAAGGTAAAAAATGACGAGATTGATTTGCCTCTTCTTAATCAATTTTTGAATGTATTGCAACGAATTGAGAACAATGAAATGGACCAACACGAAGCATCCTATATGATTGGCAGTATTCTAAAAGAGATTTACATTGACAGTGCTCTTAAGAAAGCAGACAAGCTTGACCAGCAACGAGCCGCCGCAGCAGCCGTTCCTACTGCAGTAGTAAACAAGGTATCTTGGAAAGAGTACAAGGCTATTCAACAAAAATCCGATAAGAATGAATAAGTTTCAAAATTACATATATTTACTAATAAACAAACTTTTGTAATCATTTATGTTAATAGAAAAACATATATGATTAAAACACAGTGTCGTTCAGTAAGGGGTATTTTTTCAGGTCAAAAATTCGTTCCCAAACTTTTCGTATATTAGAAAATGGACATTTTAAATTGTCCAAAAAATGTCCTTTTTTATTTATGAAGAACTTTTGAAAACGAAAAAAAAAATATTTTTATGGTAACAAAGTTTTCACTCATTGATTTTTTTGTTACCATAAATAAATTTTTCCGAAAAAATTTCCAAAAAATCATTAAAAAAATAATTTAGGCATTTTTTATGTTGTATATATATACAACAAATACAACGAAAAAAATGCCAAAAAATGCCAAAATATACTATTGTGAAATATGTGACTTTACTAGTAACAAACAAAGCAATTACGAAAAACATATTCTTACCAAAAAGCACAAAATGGCAGAATACAACCAAATACAACCGAAAAAATGCCAAAAAACCCCTGAGGAATATTCATGTGAATGTGGAAAAGTTTATTCACATAGAGCCTCACTGTACAACCATAAGAAGAAATGTACTTATATAGAACCTGGAGTTGAAATAGATGAAGATAAAGAACCTATAAATAAAAACATGAAACGAGACACACCAGATATGGTAACGACAATACTAACACATCACCAAGAGCTAATGAAGGAAAATAAAGAGTTCAAGGAATTACTTGTAAACCAACAGAAGGAGAACCAAAAGTTACAGGGTCAATTAATAGAAGCAGTAAAAGATGGAAATGGGAAAACAATCAATAACATTAATAACAATGTGAACTACAATATCAACGTGTTTTTGAACGACCAATGCAAAGATGCAATGAACTTAATGGATTTCATTGAAACGATTAAATGCAAACTTGAGAACCTGGAAGACGTTGGAAAACTAGGATATGTCGATGGTATCAGTAAATTATTTATTGAGAACCTTTCGGATATGGAGGTGACCAAACGTCCAATTCATTGTACAGATTTTAAGCGTAAATCGTTATACATTAAAAACAATGATGAATGGACAAAAGAAGACTCAACTGGAACAAAAATGGAACGAGCAATTCGGCAAATGGCAGGTAAAGGTGTGAAAAAACTACCAGATTGGCAGAAAACTAACCCCGACTATAATGTATTAACATCAAATACTCATACAAAATATATGGGCATTTGTAATAATTTAATGGGTGGCGCAGATGATGCAGAAGACGAACGCAACTTCAAGAAGATTACAAAAAAGATAGCAAACGAAGTTATATTAGATAAAACGGCGGCATCTGCGACGATATTAAATGATGATAATATATCTGTACTGGAAAATAACTATGAAAATATTCTTATAGACGGCGAGAGTAAAAACTAATATTCAAGTATATATATTTGTACATTTGTATATTTGAATAAATGGGAACGTCGCAATCTAAAAGGAAAATATCAACAGACCGTATCTCAGTGACAAGATGTATATATTGTAATGAACTATTAGTGGATAAAGATATGAATTATTTAAGATGTAACAACTGTACTGCAAGAACACATCATCGCTGTATGCGAACACAGAACCAAAATACTTTATGCATCTATTGTGGTCAGACAGATACACTTATTCCGATACTTTCAACTGACCAAACAAGTAAAAAATAGAAATATAATATGTAACTATTATATATATGGGAAACTGTACAAGTGTGATTGTAGATACTGAAAATACATGTTATATTTGTAAACAAGAATTATCAAAAAGATATCTTAAATGTAAAGCATGTAATAATAATTTTCATGATAGATGTGCATTTTTGATGAATAAAAATCTACAAAAGTGTTGTGTATGTATGTCGGAAAATAGTTATTTTGACAAAATAGATTTTAATGCGGAACTAGCTTCAAGAAGACAAACTGTATAAATAATGTTTTATATTATATTATTTGTTTACATAATATAATAGACTATAATGGAAATAGGTAATATCAATGTAACGCCCTACTTTTTCAAATACGCATGTTTCTCTCATGGTGTTCTTGCAACTACTTACACATATTCAAGGTTGCCAAGTTTATTTTCTGGGTTAAATTACAATAACATAACAAATATTGGAAGCGACGTTACCAATATATGGGATAAAGAGTTTGGTCAGTTTGCATATATCATAGGTCATATCATTATTTCAATAAATTACAACTTATTATCTGGAATATCCGATAATAACAAGTCTAAGCATCTCATGGATGGCACTCTCAAAACTCAATTGCTTGGTGTTCTAGGGCATTCACTATTAGTTATATTTTCTTTATGGTCATTTCATTCTAATCGTTTGACCCCAACAATGGTGTTATTCTGTTTATTACAAATAGGTATGATTTATTTCTATTTTTCAAATAATGAACCGAAAAAGCCCATTTCTACTATAAAAATAGTTGGTAATAGAGCTCTTGTGAATAGGGATGTGTATGTGATAGTATTTTTATCTCTAATGTGTTTCTATGCGTACATTGCGTTTAATACATCTGAAACACACAAGTATGGTTTGTGGTTAATATCATCTGTATATTTACTACTCGCTGGGTACTGGTTGCGCTTCAGAATTACTAACACCAAAAAATAACTCAAATAGTGTAGTTGGTTCGGATACAGTTACTGTATTTTCTAATGTTTTCCATGTAGCTTCTTCGTTTTCTTCAATATCAATATTTACACCTTTTTCTATATCATTCAAAGAACTTTCAAACTCTTGTATTTTGTCTTCGCGATCTATATAATCAGGGTCAATTACCTTACTTAAAAAAGAGCCCATTTGTATAATTATTGTGTTTTTTCTTTATTTAATGCTCTATGTAAAACAATATAACTATTCAAATACAGGGCAAATAATGACCATATAAGATATGGTAAAAATAATATACCAGCTAATAAATCATATTTCATATAACCAATTGTAATAGTTATTACAAATAAAATCATAATTGTTAAGTCAACTAGTGCAAGGTCAGGGCGCTTTAATCTAAAAAATAAATACGTCCATGAAAAATTAAATATAAGATGAATAAGAAAGAAATATACTATTTTACATGGGCCATTCCATATACTGTTTTGAATACATTTGTCTGATTTCCATACACGTACTGTAGATATGAACATCAAAACATAGAGTATTGGCCACACTAGACCAAATACCCATGATGGTGGAGTTAAAGGTGATTTATTTAATGATGTATACCACTTTTTGTTTGCAGTCATAATTACTATATACTATTATAACATAAATAGATATTTTTGTTATAAATTATGGAGACTTCAACTGAATCCGACAATGAAACGTCAAGTATTCGGTTGAGTGATGTTAGTACTATAAATAATATTGAGAATCGTTCTGTAACTGAATTATCTGAAGAGATTGATATGGATCATGAAGAAAATGTTATGATGGGAAAAGAAGAAATTTCATTTCGTCTCGAACGCGACGGTTACGTAGTTATTCCTAATGTTCTTACTAAGAGTGAAATAGAAGAGTATAAGAGTGAATTTTTTAAATGGTATGATAATACCGAAGGTTTAAAAAGCTTTCATGATGAGGTAAGTTCAAATGGCATTTTTAAATATTACGAAGTTGCACATCAAAGATTTGCTTGGTTAGCAAGAACAAATACGTGTATTACTAATATATTTAAAGATATTTGGAACACAGACGAGTTAGTTACGTCCTTTGACGGTTGTTGTTATTATCCAAGTGATTATAGTGACAATCCTCGTTTTTGGATACATACTGATCAGTCAGGATATAAAGTAGGTCGTCATTGTCTTCAATCATTTGTTAGTTTTACAGAAAATAAGGAAAGAACATTTGTTCTTTACAGAGGAAGTCACTTTCTTCATCAAGATTATTTCAATATTACAGACACATATACTGAAAATGATTGGTGTGTTTTATACCCCGAATATTTAAAAGGAATACAGTATAGACAAGAGGTTTTGCATGTAAAACCTGGTTCACTTGTTATGTGGGACTCGAGATTATTTCATCAAAATACATGTGGTGAATCATCATGTTCAGAAGAAAGGCTTATTCAATATTTATGTTATCTTCCTAAAAATAGTCCGAAAAATACTGAACATGAACAAAAAGTACGTAGAGAATGTTTTGAAAACCGTTTTCAGACTAGTCATTGGCCTTATCCTATGAAACCAATCCACAAACAACCACTGTGGTTTAATGAACAGACCGATAATGAGATTTTTATTGATTATGATAGTTTAGATGTTCCACAGATAGATGACTTACGTGAAAAAATAGAAAAGCTTCTCTAGTTATATTATAGTATATTGATTTGAAACTATGTCAAACTTTAATATTATTGTTAAAGTTGTTTTTATTTCTATTGCCGTTACATTTATCATGTATGGGTTAAGTGGTTTTACTCAAATAAAAAATATGATTTTTGGAACAGTAAAGATAATCAATAAAATACCTATTTTAGATACGTTATCTGAGTTTACAGGTGCTTCACTTTCTAGACTATATGTTCAATCATCTGCATTCTATGATAAAATGGGTATATATGGTATGCCAGACAATCCTTTACCCGATGACCATTACATGTATTAGTAATAATTATATGTTTTAACATAAATATATACTATTAGTTTGTATAGTGTAAACTAATAATATACAAAATAATGTCAGGTATTAAAAAACGAAATACTTCGGTGAAACCCGAACAAACTATTGTTATAGTCGAGTCTCCTGCTAAGTGTAAAAAAATTGAGGAGTATTTAGGAGAGAACTTTAAATGTATAGCATCATGTGGACATTTCAGAGATATTAAAAGTTTAGAAGATATTGATATCGAAAATGACTATACCATTAAATACACAAAAAGTATTAATAAAACCAAGCGTGATGCAATGCAAGTAATGTTAGTTCTTGCAAGAAAGGTTGGTAATAGTAATGTTGTTATTGCAACGGATGATGATAGAGAAGGAGAGGCAATTGGTTGGCATATATGTGATTTTCTTGGGTTAGACATTAACACAACACGTCGTATTATATTTCATGAAATTACTCGTGATGCTGTTAAATATGCAATTACACATCCTACTATATTAAATATAAATCTTATTCAAGCTCAAAAATGTCGTCAAGTAATTGATATGATAGTTGGATTTCGTGTATCTCCTTTGTTGTGGAAACGATTTACCCATGGAAAAAATAATAAAAAAACAGGTGCATTAAGCGCGGGTAGATGTCAAATACCATGCTTACGTTTGGTTTATGATAATGATTTGATAGTACAACAACATTTAAATGGAGATATGGCAGGTAGTAGTGTGTATACTGTTTATGGAAGATTTACTTCAAAATTAATTAAGTTTGAAATGCAACATAAGTTTCAATCACAGAGAGAAGCAATGGATTTTATAGAAAACACAAATACGCAAATATGTGCAATGCCACATACATTTACACGCGATGAACCATATGAAACAAATATTTCTCCACCAAAACCACTTAGTACAAGTCGTTTGCAACAGTTATGTAGTAATGAACAATCTTTAAGTCCCAAAGATACAATGGCTTGCGCACAAAAATTATATGAACATGGTCTTATTACTTATATGAGAACTGATGCTAGTCATTATAGTAATAATTTCCTTGATACAGTTAAAAAGCATATTAAGCGCCGTTATAATGATGACCGTTATGTGTCGCCAACAATGTTTTTCTTGACAGTGCCTCCAGTATGTAGTTCAACAGATAATAAAATTATAAAAAAAGATGATGCTGAACAGCATGCACATGAAAGTATACGCCCAACAAACATCCAAATTGAAAATCTAAACGACGATGAATATTCTAGTTTTTCTGCAAGAGAGAAACGGCTATATTACATTATATGGAGAACAACAATGGAGTCATGTATGTCAAATGCAGTTTATTCAAAAATGAAGTGTTATATTCATACACCAGTTAATAAAGAGTTGAAATATACCCATATAACATCATGTCCCATTTTTATGGGATGGCAAGTTGTTCGTAATAATATTAAAAGTAGCAATAATAGTTTACAATGTAGTGCACTAGAGAATGAAGGTGATGAAGAAAATATAAGTGGTCCACAAGACTATACATTTTTAAAAATATTAAATCAAAACTCAAATATTACATTTTCAAGTATTCATGCCGAAGAAAAAGTAATGAAGCCACCTTCACATTATACAGAAGCAAAACTTGTTCAATTATTAGAGGGTAACGGCATTGGGCGCCCTTCTACATTTTCTTCACTTGTTGATAAAATACAAGAACGGGGATATGTTACAAAAATGACTGTTCATGGAGAAGTATATCTTTGTTCTGATATTATTTTAACGTCGGATAATGTTATCAGAGAAGAAGAGAGAGAAGTAACTGTTGGTGGAGAAAAAAATAAGCTTGTTCTGCAACCCATAGGAAAAATGGTAATTGAATATTTAATAAAACATTTTTCTGAACTATTTGACTATGAATATACAGAAAAAATGGAAAATGAATTGGAGAAGGTTTCCTCAGGGAGTAGACAATGGACATTACCATGTGATACAATTATTAAAGACATAGATAAAACAATAACAAATATGGATTCTTCCGATAAAGAAAAGTTTAAGGTTCGTTTAGATAATAGTAGAGATATTGTTATGGGAAGATACGGGCCAGTCATAAAAACAACACAGGATGTATCTGGTAAGAAAGTAACTACATTTGAAAGTATTGAAAATAAGACGGATGATACTCGTTCTCCCCCAAAGGTGGAAGATAGTGAATGGGGCGAGAATCCTCCAGTAGTAAAAAAGGGAAAATATGGGTTATATGCAGAATGGAATGGAAAGACAATCGGATTACGCGGTTTTGGTAATAGACCACCAGAAAATATTTCTCTTGAAGAAATACGTGGTGTGCTAGAACGTGAACGAGATGGTAAAGGAGCTGGTATTATAAAACAATTAAATAAGGATACGAGTATTCGACGAAGTAAGACCGGTTCACTCTATGTCTATTTTAAAACATCTAAGATGAGGAAGCCAGAGTTCTTGAAGATGCCCAAGGGTTTAAATGAAAAGAATGTTGATGAAACAGAGAATGCTGAGATATTAAACATGTTAAATATGTAAAATGAATGATATTATTCATATGGATAGTATCATTGACTGTCAATATTATATTTCTCTTTCTCTCTTAGTTACTTAGTAAGAGCTAATTTGGAAGTTGTTATCTGTAAGACAAATGAGAAGGGTTGAACACCAAACTTAACAGGGCGTCCATTATGGAAACGGAGGCGAATAGATATTTTGGATAACCTATCCAAAGGAGGTGTATATACTTTTGACATAGGTTGACTTCCTCCATATGCAACATCGTCTAGAATACTGAGTGGTAGTTTGGCAAATGCAGATGTAGGATTACCACTACTAATATTGTAGACACTTGAAAAAGTATTATCCTTATATGGCGCAATTTCATCAATACAATTTAATCTATCAAGGTCTATAAAGAAATAAGGTTCACCCTTTGTATCTAACTGAAAAGTTGGGACAACAATAAAAATACTGGCTTGCGAATATCCGTTAGGTTTTCTTTGATAAGGCTGATATTGAGACGAGTTTTTATTGTAATAGTAGTATGTTGGAAAAGTTAATCCTTTAACGCTTCGAAACTTTTCGTTATCGTAGGGATATTCTTCAATAACTTCTGTTCCTGTTAATCCGAGATATACGGGAAGGCCCCATTTTAAATCATCAATATAATATGAAATATCTCTACATTCACCTGTTTTTCGTGGCATAAACTGGTCAGTTGTTAATATATCTTTATATGTAGTAGCAGAATCAATTGATATTTTATTTATAATATTAAGAACTTCAATACTATAATAAGTTGTTTTATCCGTAATAATTTCAAACTCGTCTGCAATATTACCAAAGTTTATTTTACTAGTAACACTATCAATAATTAATTTAAAATAATCATAGCCGTCTGTTTCAAGAAGAAAGTGTTCTTTTGCTTCCATGCCTAATAAGAAACCATCACTTGAGCCATTAATATACAATTTAAAAACTCCGTTATCATTATCAAACTGTAAATAGTTCATCAATACAGTGGGTAAATCTAGTTGCCATGCACACAATATAGCAGGGTCTAATGCAGTTGCAGTTTTGTTAAAATTATTTATATCTTGCAATGTATAGTTTAGCATTATGCCCGTTGGATATGTCTCTATGTTCCACTGTGGAATGTTTGTTCCATGTTTTTCATTAAAAGCGGTAACTGCTTCTGACATTGAACTAAATAATGAAGAATTGTAATAGACTGAGGCCCAGTCAGATGTCTGATAGGCGCCTCCATCTACTGTAGCTACTAAATTAGTAGAATATTCCTTATCAAATACATAATCTCCCCATATTTGGTAACGAGATGTTCCATAAATTCTTTCTGCCATTCTATCGGTAAGGACTTGGTTCATTTTATTTTGTATTTCCGTGACAAGTTGTGTTTCATTATAACGACCATCACGAATACGAATACGGAAGTAGTTGCTATTAAGAATGTTTTCTGTAACAAAAGCAAAAACATTCGCATCATCAAATGTGCATCCTGAAACATCAAGCGGATTAAATGCCTTTTTAAAACGAAAACACAAGTCAACATTATTTTGTTCTTCAGAGAATTGGTCATCTACAATAGGAAAATACGAACTAGCAAGTTTCACACTAGTAACATTTTTATAATCTTCTGGAAGAGTAATAACAAAGTCATTTGAGTTTGGACTTTTTTTAAGATTACGGTCCTGTGAAGAAATAGATACAAAATGATTTTCAGTATTTTTTGTTTCTGGAAAAGGAATGAGCGGGTGATTTGAATGTATATTTAAATTACTCATTATATAAAAATGCTATATAAAAATTATATTATCTAGACAATATATACCTATATTTTATAGATTGAATATAAATAATAATGTCTGACGCATCCGTAACCAATTCATCAGATGTAACTTCTACAAATCCTTTAAAACCAGGAAAAATTTTTAGAAAAGCAACTACTGCTACTTTAATTGCAGGATTTATTATACTTTTCTTAACACTTGGGACAGGTGGAGAATCATCTACTATGGGGCGTATAATTGGTCTTAGTTTTACATTAGTAGGTCTTATCTTATTTTTATCAAATACTCTTCAAAAAGTAGTGAAGTCTTCTAATAAAGAGGCAAAAAGTGTAATAGCAATTGTAACTACACTAGGTCCATTTTTGCCTGCAATAGGGTTACTTGCTTGGGCAATTATTATTTACTCAGAACATTTTGATGCTATTGCTAAAAATAAGTTGACACCATCATTTAGTATGTTAGGAACATTTCTTGTCTTAATTAACCTGATATTGACATACATGTTTTATAAAAATATGAATAGTAAAGAATTTATAGAAACACAGCAAATAAACAAAGTGTCGGGTATGATTATTTACTTTGTTGAGGTCCTTTTTCTTGTTATTATGATTAGCATGTTCATTATTGTTCGTTATTTTTTAACAGATGGATTTAAAAATTATAAAGAAGGTATGAAAAATAGATATAAGAAGATTTCTAATATGAAAATGAAAATGAAAATGAAGGTAAATACTGGGAAATAAATAATCTAATTCTAGTAAATGATTATAGTATGTGATTATGCATAATATAATCTACAATCGTGTAAACTTGTATGTAATTCCATAATTATCGTCTGTTGACCAAATACCTGAAATTTTAAGAGAAAATAATACTGCTTTTGAGTGTGTATCATTTGTTGTTTTTACATGTGATTTTGATTGAAAAAACTTAAAAAACCCACTATGGAATTGTTCTTTTAGTTTATAGTTTATTTGTTTATTTTTAAAATACCTTTCTTTAAGTATATCATGTTCTATAAGTTGCAATAACTGGATAATACTTCTTGTTTTTTCATCTGTGTCGCAAATAAACTTAAACTTGTTATTATATATTTCTTGTGTTCGTCCATTAAGTGTAAAAATAAGATGTACTCCATTCATACTGACAAGCTCGTTGGAATAAATAATACGAGTAAATGTTCCTCCTGTCATAATTTTATTTTTTATCGACTTGCAATAATATATATCGTTTATTTCAAACATATCTGGTTTCATGGTTATAAACATGTTTAATAATTTATCGTCTATATAATGTATACTTGTATAACTATACCATTTATATCTATATTCAAATGCGATAAAGTAATAAAGAATTAATACTAAGTATATACAAGTATTTCTACGATGATAAAATGTTATAATCATTTTGAAGACTATATCCAAACGAGTGATGTAAATAATTTTCATCCGAAAATAGATACACTTATTGATAGTCTTCCAAATGATATGGGAAATCTACATAACATAATTCTTTATGGGAAGCCTGGTATAGGTAAATATACACAGGCATTGCGTATCATCAAGAAGTTTAGTTCTAGTGATTTGAAATATGAAAAGCGTATACAAGTATGTGTTCCCAAATCAGAATATTTCATAAAGATGAGCGATATTCACTTTGAAGTAGATATCTCACTTCTAGGGTGTAATGCCAAGATCTTTTGGCATGAAATTTATAATCAGATTGTTGATATTGTTTCAAGTAGACCGATAAAATCATGTATTATAATGTGTAAAAATATGCATGTAATAAATAGTGATTTACTCGATGTTATGTACAGTTACATTCAAAGAGATACATTTAATGACAGGATATGTATTCGTTATTTGTTTATTACTGAAAGTGTCTCATTTTTACCAGATACAATTTTAAATACATGTGAAATAATTGGTATCGAAAATATACCAGACAAAACTTTGAAAAAACATGTAAAGCAAATAAACAAATCTTTTACAAGTAATGATAAAAGTAATGGTCAGTATGCGAATATAAAATCTTTATATGACCCAACCATATCACAAACTTCTGTTCAAGATACAATTATAGAAAATATTTGTAACCTGTTGTTAGATGATATAGAAAAAATAACTTTTTCACAGTTAAGAGACTATATTTATGAATTATTTATATATGAAGTTGATATAGCAAGTTGTATATGGGAAATAGTTTCACAACTCGTTAAAAGTAATAAATTAACAGAAACAAACATTGAAATGATTATGTATGAAACTTATAAGTTTCTAAGATTATTTAATAATAATTACAGACCTATTTATCATGTAGAACGATATCTGTATGTTATAAACAAAATTATAAGAAATTAATATATTAGTATGAATAATTTTATACATATGAACAACACTATAAAATTATTCTTGTGTTATAAACTCCATTATCATTGGGAAAACAGGTTCAATTGCTTTTGCACACATAATAGCTATTTGTTTGTGTTCTGATTGTGTACCATTTCCACTTCTAAGTTGAATATAGTGTATCCATGAACGCATAGTACCATTCATATAGAGACGCGACATTGTATTTCCTTCAGGTAAAACAGCACGTGCCTGTTCTTTTGCAATACCGTTATCTAATGCCCAAGTATATACATCTTTTGCTTTATCAACAACTTCTTGTTGACGCATGTTCCATTCATTTTGCAAATCATTGTCTTCTGTGACAATACTATTTTGTCTATTCTTTTTATCTTGAAGTCGTGCTTCTCTAATATCTACACCTATATCTGCAACAGCATATCTTTGAGAAAACTCTTGAAATGAAAAAGAGCGATGACGCAATATTTGACGAGCAATATCACGGGTTGTCTCTATTTCAAGACATACGCTAACCATTTCAAGAGGTGACCAATGGTCATTTTTCATCAAGTATCTAACAAGCTTTTCTGCTGTATTTGTATTGTTTTGGTTTGAAGGGTTAGATACTCTTGCACAATAGGCAACATTGTCTAGAAGCGTGTTTCCAAAATCTTTGTCAGTGGGCACAGAATGACTGATTAGTTTTGCAGACATCTATATATTAAATAATATGTAACATTTATACCTTTTCATCATATTTTAACATACAATGTACTTCATCACTAAAATCATAACATATAATTCGTTTTGTTCCTAGTACTTTAATCGAACCATTTACGTATTGCCCAGTCCTTATAAAATTATTACATATACTCCTGAAATCATCAAACTCTTCAAATCCCATTATTCCCAGGTTCATATCTTTTAATTTTTTAAAGAGTTTCATAATTTCACTTGTTCGCTCGTTAATATTCATAATATAGTAAATACATATTATTTATACCTTTACTAATACAATATAAACTTTGTTCATTATAATGTATTATTGATTATGGATATACAAGATGCGTTACGAAATATGGAATTAGATAAAGGTGGTTTATGTGGATTAACTTCTCAAAATGTAAAACGACAATATAGAAAAATGGCGTTAAAACTTCATCCAGATAAAAATGGAAATACACCAGAGTCAACAAAACGATTTCAAGAACTAACTGAAAGTTATAATATTTTGATTAAACTGGTTGAAGATACGCCAACGGATAATGATGATATATTTACAACTTTTTCATCAACACCGTCAGGATATTTTGAAGTCTTAAAACAGTTTATAAAAAGTACATTCGAAAATATGCCAGATGAGTATATTAGTGAAAAAATAAAACTTATACTTGAAAATTGTCAGGATATATCTGTTAATCTATTTGAAAATATTGATCGAGACACATCTCTTACGATTTTTCAGTTTTTATCAACATATCGCGAAATCTTGCATATTCAAGATGATACATTACAGCGTGTAAAGACGATTATTCAGAATAAGTTTGAAGAATTAGAAATATATACAATTGAACCATCTATTCATGATCTTCTTGCAGACAATGTCTATAGATTAAAAATAGAAGGCGAGGAGTTTCTTGTTCCTTTGTGGCACAAAGAGATGTATTTTGATATGAAGAATGGTAAGGAGTTATTAGTTTTATGTCAACCTTTATTACCAGATGGTTGGTGGATAGATGATAGTAACAACTTGCATGGAGTATGTAATGTTCCTTTTACAAAACAATTATTAGATTGTATTGTTCTTCCGATATATATTGATAATAACAAACATGTCTTGAGTGTGCCTATGCAAATGTTGTCATTTGAACGTGAACAAAAAATATATTTAAAAGGAAAAGGTATGTTACGTATTAATGAAAATAACATGTATGACAGCGAAAATAGGCGAGATTTAACAGTGACTATTAGATTTACGTAGACATTTTTTTCTCGAAAAGTGAATCATAATTAATTAATGGTGCAGAATAATGTTTACTTTTTTCTTTATGATGTAAATGGTGGTGTTGTGGACTAATAAAACCTGGAGCCCAATCTACATATTGTAATGGTCCACAGTGTATAAAAAGATTGAACAACGAAATTATGAAGACTGATATTATAAAAGATGCTTCGTTAATTGTTACCATTTTACCTGCTACAAATGTCGGAACAACATATGCAAGTAAAAACTCTTCTTTACTTGTTGCATTTCCAATACTTGGTAAAAGAATATTATCAAATATATGATGAAACTTATGATATTTGTACATAGATGAATAAACATGCATAGTTCTGTGCATCACAAAATAACCAAAATTATGAACCAATATACACCTTTGAATATTTAAGTTCGCACAAAATGTAAGTGTTTTTCTTCTTTTACTATATGAATAAATACAAAAGTGATGATTATAAATTGAGTGCGGTTAAATACTATTTGAACCACAATGATAGTATGGATAAAGTATGTGGTATATTTGATTGCAAGAAAAGCACACTAAAAGGATGGATTGATAGATACAAAACTACTAAAAATATTACAAGAAAGAATAGAAGACCTATCTCATACAAGATAAATAAAGACCAAGTAAAAACTGCTGTAAATATGATAGATAAGAACGAACAACTTACAATGGATGAACTTTTATTTTCTATGAAACAAAAATATAACGATTTTGATATAACCCCACAACATTTAGGTAGAGTGGTTAGAGCAAACAATCGGACAAGGAAACGGACACGACACCAACATTATCCAAAAGAACGAAGAAAACAACTCACATACAAAAATAAAGAAATGGAAGCGTTCTATAACGAAGTGCGTAAATATCCAATTAATAAGATTATTTGTTTAGATGAAACCAGTATAGGTTCTCATTTGAAACCTTCATATAGTAGATGTTATATTGGTAAGCGATGTATAATAAAAACAAATAACAACTTTGTATTCCGTAGTTTTACTTTGTTAGTTGCAATCAATAATTCAAAATGCGTGGGTAAATCATTTTATGAAAAGGGTGGAACAACCAAAGAAAGAATGGTAGAGTTTATAGAAACACAAATAGCACCTAAATACAAGAACCATCTTATCATATTAGATAATGCAAGAAGTCATAATAATGATATGGTAAGAGAAGCAATAATAAAAAGCGGTAATCAATATTTATTTACCATCCCATATAGTCCAGTCACAAACGCAGTAGAAATGTATTTTAACCAAATAAAAACATACATTAAAAAGAACAGAGATGTATATACATTTGCAGGATTAGAGAAAAATATTGATAAAGCAATAGACAAAGTGAAACCAGAAAATTATAAGAATTATTTTCAATATGCTTATGGTGTAAAAGATGATATTACTTATAAGCGGAAACCATCAACTCGTAAGTGTAAATTAAAAAATTATAAATCATAATTTACTTAAAAATTATTTATGTAAATTATATAGCAAGTATGAGATTAAAAAGTGAATTATATAAAAAAGAACAAGATGATATTACTGATAAAATTATTAGCATATTAGATTTGGAAAATAAGAATACATATACACTATATGAATTAGACCATAATGAAGATATACAAAAACAAATTATGGAACTTATACCTGAAATACGAAAATGGTT